CCATGCGGCCCGCCGATGACACACAGTGCATCGGCGCTATCAAGCCACTGTGTAGGACACTCTGTGTATTCATCCTGAAACACTTGGAAAGTGTGCCCGTTGTGCTCCCATTCATCTGGAACGGTGACAGTGTGTGCAAACTGTGTCTGGATCATTTTTGTTTCTCGCTTTCGCTTGGTTGGTTTGCTAGTGATAGTCTATCGGGTTGTTGGTCACTCTGCAATGTGAATGATATCACACGTCTTTGTGTCATTGTCCCAAATGAATTGGTGCGCGTACCCGTGCAAGTAGCGCATATCGTCAATTGACAAGCCCTCATCATCTGACTGCCAATACCAATAGATACTGTTGTCATGGGCGTTAGTGCGACAACGCCATACGCATCCGTCTACGTTTACGTACACGCCGCTAGGCTCATTTTCAGAGAACAGATCGAGATAACCCACAAACTCATACCCGTGTTCGGTAAACCATGGGTTGATTAGCGACAGGTCCCAACCATTGTCGGGATCAACATACCCTGCCACGTTTTCCTGCATAGATTCTAGCGGGTAGTCCCTATTGGTAATGACACTCAGCAATTCTCCCCACATTTTTGTTACTCACTTTCTGTAAGACAGATAGTATCGTCAAGGTAATTAACCGCGTTGGCAATTACCCATGCAACCCAGTCACCATCGTTGTCAGGGTTGCCACCATTGTCTAAGTAACTCTCCCACATTGCATCTTGAATGTCAGTACCGTTAAACCTATGGCCCTTGTAATGCAAGATAGGGTCATTCCAAGCACCGCGCCACTCAAAACCAATATCGGGGATACCATACCAATTAGGCAACATGTTAGTTCTCACTTTCCGTTAGGCTTAAACAGGTAGCTTTCGACATGGCAGTCAAGGGCGTCGCAACCTTCCTCAAGCCAACCAACACCGTGCATATCAGTTTCAATTTCGGTAGCGGAGATGCACTTCCAGCCCTCGTTCACGATAATCTCGTTAACAACACTGTATAGTGCATCTGCCACTGTTTCGGCCATAGCCGAGATGCGAGCGTTAGCGACCATTGCGCGGCGACGGGCAGGGTCACACTCGCTATCGTAGTCAGGGTCAAGGTAATTCGATTCGTCGGGCCTACCCATCTTGTCCCATGCAAGGAACACGTTAGCGTCGTTACACCAACCACCCGTGAGAGTGCAAACATCGTCCCAAATCTCGCTACCGTAAACGTTACCGTTGATAACGTCCGCTGCAAACTCTACAGTAAGCTCGGGCCAAATGAGTGCCTTAGCTACCTTGTATGCGTACTCATTGCACATGGTTTCTACCTTTCGGTTGTTGAAAGCTAACCACTTTGGTTAGCATCGCTCCCTAGGCACGGATCGAACGTGCATTAAACCTACCATTAGGCTAGGGATGTTGAAGACGGTTAGTCTTCGTATGTGTAGTGAACTACTTCACGTGGTCCGGTGTAGTAGTCGAACGTGTAGACGCTGCGCTGCGTCCCATCCGGAGACGGCACGGTTACGCGGCGGGGTAGGTATCCCTGCGCAAAGTAGGCATACTGTCGCCGTTCACCTGGAAAGTGAAGACTGAAAAAGTGCGACAGGTTATGGGGTGCGTAAACACTTTCTCCCTTGAAGTGTTGCACCTTGGACCAACGCCCGCTAGGGGTGCGGTACTCGGTCCATCGCGTAACAGTCGCGTATGTCGTGTCTTGCATTGTGCTTTCGCTTTCTGTGTGTTTGGCTAACCACCTTGGTTAGTGCAGTTCCCGGCGTGGGAGTTGAACCCACATTTACCTACCGACAGGGCCGGGATACCTATGACTAAGCTTCAATTTCAGATGCAATGGCTGCATCTGCCAGACTATCCAGGGCAGTGACAACCGCGTCGATAGCGGCGAACATCTCGGCGTTGTCCCGGTAGTCAACTCCCATCTTCTTGAATGTGATCTTGGCGCTGGTGGTTGCCTTGATAACAGTCATGGTGTCCTTGTTGATTCGCATGGTTTGAGTTCTCACTTTCTGTCGTTGGTTTGCTTAGGCTTTGTGCCTATGTTTCTAGTGTAGGTTGTTGATCTGTTGTTGTCAAGTTGTCAGAGTGTGTTGTGCATCACGGGTACTAGCGTTGCGTCGGCAAAGCTACTCATAGGATGCTGGCGCATACTCTCGAATGTCTCCCAGTCCGGTCGCATATGTTCGCGCCACATGCTGATAATCTTGGTAATGACTCGCTTTTCATGGGGCGTGAGTGTAACGTCCTTGTAGACATATACGACACCTTTGGTATCGAACTTAAAGATAATCTCGCTAGTGCCCTCCAGCGCAACCCAATAGCCTATTTCACCATGTGCGAGCGCGTTGTTATCCATCTCTAGGAACAACTTACTACCAAGGCGAACAGGCTCACTAATGATCTGGTTAGGGTACACCGACAATAGCGCATTTTCGATAGTCATTTTAGGCGACCTCCCTAACATTGATAAACTGTCCGCCGTTACCGCTAATGCACTCTTTGTCGCACTCGCGGTTACATGCCTTGTAAAGCGCATCCCAATCAACCCGGCCAACCATTGCCGACAGGAAACGGCGCAAGTGTCGGCTAGTTGTAGTGGAATGGTGGAAAGCGTCACGATGAACAAACGTACCCCAATTGCCGTTTTCATTCCTGTTCACTACCGCAACTAGTGTTGTGTAAGAGTACACATCAAACCGACTATTGGGGACGGGGTGGTTATGATTAGCAACAATCGTAAAATTGTTACTCACTGGATACAAGCCGTCAATACGTCCGTGTTCCAAGTCCCATGCGGCGCTATCAATGTCATTTAGAATACCCATTTTCTTTCAGTCTTTCTGTGTGGGGCCGGGCCGCGTTGGCCCGGCCCGTTGGTTGTTGACCTAGTACCCGAACCACGCATGCGCGTTGGTAGCAGTGTCGAACTCACGAATAATGCTGTTACCAGTCGGGTAGTAGTTCTCCCACGCCTCGATGTCCCGGGCAATGCGGTCCATCTCGCGGCGCTCACGGGCGCGAATACGCTTGCTCAGGTCCCGGCGGTGCCGCGTGTACGCGCTACCCTCACGGGCGAACTCTGAGGGGTGCCACATCTCCCCGCGCGCTTCCTTAACGTGCCAGGGATCAGTTTTGAACGTGTGTGCCATGATAATTAACCTTTCGGTTTGTTGTTGGTGTGTGCGCCGTTTGCGCATCGCTCCCCGTCCCGGGATTGAACCGGGCTTTGTCGCCGTTGATACGGGGAAGTTGAAGTCAGGACGCCCTAATCATGCGTTCGGCAGTGGCCAGGTCTGTCTTCCAAGCCGCGCGTGATCCGTAGGCACGGTCAAACACACCCCACGTCTCTGGCTTAAGCGTGTCTGCGATGAATGCACACCCGCCATTCCACGGCGACAGACCGCCGTGCTCAACTGTTGCGAGAGAAAGGCTCACCGCGCCGCTAGCGTCTTGCCAAGCGCCCACATGCACGGGGCCATGCTCGGGGGAGTGAAACCAGCGCTCGGCAAGCATCGTCTCTCCTGAGTCGGTAGGTACGGATGCGGAAACCCACTTGGTCACGTCGCACGCCTGGATTTCGGTATCCGTGTACTCACGTTCGATAAAGAGTGTGTCATACTCGGGGTGTGAGGGCAGTTCCTCAAACAGGACGCCGATCAGAGCAACTAGGTCGAAGTCGCCTTCGTAATCACCCGCGAATGTGCGGGCTGCGTCGGTGACCTCAAAGTAATCGTAGTAGCGCATGGTTTGAACCTTTCGGTAAATAGGGAGGGGGAGGGGGTGCCCGGCCCCTGGTGAGGGGGCCGGGCGTGAGGGTCAGAAGACCGTCAGGGCGAAGCCCGCGCGGTCAAGTTGTGCGAGAGCCTCTCGGTCGCCGTGGACGGCGCGCACGGTGCGCTGTGTCCACTTCGCGGCGTCGTAGGCGTCGAAGCCTGGCGTGCTAGCAAACCAGGGGCTCGCGCACACCTCCACGCAGTCAGGGATAACGACGGTGGGGAGGTGGGCGGCGACGGCGGTGTCGGTGAGCAACAGTTCCATGGGGGTTGACCTTTCGGTGTGTTTTGATCTTGTGACTACAGTCTATCGGCTCTCGCCTAGCTTGTCAAGCTGGCAGCGTGTGAACTGCACCACATTCGGTTTGTTCAGAAAATTGGTGAGCCGAGCTAGAATTGAACTAGCTGCTTTGTTAGGACAAAGCATCCTACGGCCCTAAGCTCGCTACGCGGTGGGCGGCTACCCGGTGCGCTAGCGCCTAGCCGACACGCGCTAGGGAGGGGCGCTAACCCTCCGTCTCTCACTGACCGCGTGTGTAATTTAGTTCACAAAAAGATCATTCGGACTAAGGTACTCGCCGGGGCCGTCTCGGCGGTCGCTTTCGCGTCCTGGCCGGTGTTTCCCTTGCCGATGCCTCTAGTCTAGCGCGCCGTCCGTCAACATGTCAACTCAAGAAAACGTGTTCTGTGTCACATCACGGGGGTTTGGTGATCATCGACACGGGCGGGCAGGTAGTAGGAAACGCGCGTGTAAATAGCACCTTGGTTGCTGGTTGTCAATTCCTTGGTTTGTTACCTTGGTCACTCGCCATAACGCCGGCCTGCAATTATCCTCGTGGTTTGTTGTGTAGACATAGTGAGGGCGGTGACCCTGGCAGTTTATCAGTAGGAAGGGAGAAAGTCAAGGTTTTTGTAGTGTGAAACGGGTAACAGTTATGAGCGGGGTGTAAAGCCATCGACACCCCGGGGGTGGTTACTTGACATCTCACAATGCGGATAGTTTGGGAGGATAGGTTGCATCGTTGGGTTTGGTGTGTTACTCGCGTAGGCATGGCGTGGGTTTGTGGGTGGTCAGGGAGGGTGTAGGTGGATAGCATCGCCGTAGAGGGGCCTAGAGGGCTGTCTGAGCGTGTTTTAGGGTGCTAGTGGTATGTGGGTAGCTCTGAGGGGGTGCTAGGGGCTTAGAGAGGCCATAGCGTAAATGTCAGGACAATTCAGGGAGGAATGGTTTACATAGCAATGGTTTACATGGAAAGTTAACGCTGTTAACTTAGCCTCGCGCGTACGCAGCTACGCAGACGTTTAAGAAATACATAAATATAATAAATAAATATATTAATAATAATAGATAATAGTCAAGTATAGAAATAAATACACGTATATAGATTCTTTATTACATAATCGTTTTACTCGTTTTAGTACTTATCCACTGGAATGGATAGTGTGTAATAAAAATGCTTTGTGTGTTGATTTTTGAGGGGTGTTTTCGTGAGAGCAATTTTCCGGAGGTAGCGTGTAGTTAGTTCGTTGTAGTTGGTTGCAGTTGGTGAGTGTTGCTTAGGTAAGGCATTGGGTAGTTAGGTTAGGTATGCCTAAGTTAGGTTAGGGTGTGGGTGGTTATGTTAGGTGGGGAACATCACATTGGTTAGGTTAGGCTTACCTAAGTTGTGTCCGTGGTTAGGGTATGTGCTGGGTCACGTTTTGGTGTTGGGTTAGGCCCGAGGATTGGGACCGGGGATAGGGCCGCTTGGCAGGGAGGTTGACGGGGAGGGTACTTGACACATCGGGTTTTGGGGCCTCGAATTGACAAATACAAAATCAAATGCTATAGGAGTGTAAAGAAGGGTGGGGGTGTCATACCCATTTGTGCATATTTTCCACTATGCCATGTGTGTTCGGGACTATCTGGTGAGTCAAGTCACACCATATTAGCTTGACCTACGACCCTTCTTCCTATAGTGTTAAGACATCAACGAAAGGAGAAACATCATGATTTGCAACTGCCCTAAGTGCTCGTACACATCAGCACCCACCGTGAATGAGCTTGCCTCTAACAACGGCTTGCCCCTGTCGCCCACCGAGTTCGAGTGCGTCAATATGGGCGGAAAGATCGTTGTCCTTGATAGTAAGACTATTCCGGCAGGGACACTTATTGACTACGGCGACAAGCGTGAGGCTTTCCGTGCGCTCGCCTTCGACGAGTATGACAAGCCGTGGGTGTCGTACACAAACCTGAAGATGTCGCATGAGGAGTTCGCTGAGATGATGCGGGGCCGCTCCAATCCGCCGAAGATTGTTTACTGGGGATTGTGATGCTAGTCCGCAAGCTCAGCAGCGGTGCCTGCGTGCGTGTCGAAAAGCTGAACAAGTCGTTCTTCCTTATTCTTGGCGAACTAACCTACTATTGGTTGGACAACAAGGGGAACTACTACAGTGAAGACACTTTCGACGCCCTGTGTCACACCCACAAGTACGAGATAATCGACCCCGGCCACAGGGTTTTCAACTAACACTAACAACGAGAAAGGAAGAAAATGACACAGTGGATTGAGGAAACGCTGGTAAAGTACAGCGAGGCGTACAAGAAGCTCGAAGCAGCCTATGACGCTGTCGAAGCAGCTAAGTTGAGCATGCAGAAGGTGCTATATCACAACACTGAACCGATTAAGCTGACCGACAAGTACACAATCACCACACCTGAAGACTTGCGTATCACGGTTAGTGGCTCGATCATCATGATCGGGGGTGTCGAGTGGATGCACCAAGGTATCAATTGGGTGAGCAGTTACGGTGGTACTCGCACTCATGATGAGATGTTTGTGAGTATACTGCGTCGTCATAATCAGGTGTCCCTGCTGCATGAGGGATGCTGATGCCTAGCCTAACGAGACACGAGGTTGATTTCTCACCTGAGGCTGTCACTTGCTATGAAGGTAGCACTTCTAAACAGGCTGGACAAATCTTGGCGTGAGTCGGAGCCTTTTGAGGTTGAACTCGAAATACCGCTAAAAGAACACCCTCACACCTATGTTCTAACCATTGCGGTTGACCTTACTACTCAACAAGTTACTATTGAAAGGAGAATTGGCAATGAGCGTTTCGAATCTTGTCCTGATTGTCGTGTGGCTTCTTGTTAGCGCCGCATGGGCTTGGTTGGCCTACGATAAGTATAAGTCGTCTATAGATATTAGAATCTGGCCTGATGTTATGGCTAGCGTTGGTGCAGCTGGTGTCGTCATTGTGTACATCGTGAAGTGGTGGGCATCATGAAGCATCCAGTTGAATCGGCAGCGCGGTTCATTTGTAGGGCTGATTACGTCCTTGCTAATGACGTGCTGAGGGATGAATATGGTGTCGAGTATGGCAACCCCGCCCAGATCGGGTACTGCTCGTTTGACCTAGAAGACACCATTGGCATGGCTTTAGAGCGTACTGCCAATGTTTTCGGCTGCCTGACGCACAAGGAGAATGACACCTTCCTCACCGTTGTCGGTGAAAAGGAAGCTATCGACAAGCTTGAAGAAGTGCGACATGTTGCGCTGTCTGATGAGTACGGCTACAAGGGCCTGCTGAACAAGGCCCTGTCGGAAGCTGGTATTGGCAAGGAGCAGTTCGACAAGTGGCAGGAAGACTACGTTCAGGGCTTCTTCGACGGTCTTATTGGTAACTTCGATCTGGGATCGTTTAGTAAGAATCCGCATGTTCTTGGCATCCTTGCTGGTGCTGACAGCGCGTGGCGTTACATGAAAGATAAGGAGAATAAGTAATGTTGGTTACAGTCGATACTGATTACATTGATCTGGTCCACAACACGGAGGTCCTTGAGGCTGCTCTGGATGAACTTCCTGCTGGCTGGATTGTCGATGTTGAGTTTTTCCGTGCTGGCACATTCAGCTTTGTGAAGACCTATGATAATTGGTTTATCCCGGCTGAGGACTCTTTCGCCTGTGAGTGCATGGCTGGCTTCGTTGTAACCATCCAGGGTGATAACTTCTTGGAGGAGGAGGCAATGTCGGTCGCCTTCCGTCAGCCGGTGATCAGTGGTATTGCCAATCAGCATGACGAGGCGCTGCAAAAGTGCCGTGATGCTGTGAACGGCGAGACGGTTCTGGACGGAAGATTCATCAAGTACCATAACTTCTTCTTGGATACAGAGAATGATCTCAAGCCTATTGGTTTGCTGGCTGTTGCGAACAACCTGTTCTTGAAGGAATACTCTGATCTGACCAAGCTTTTTACAAAAGGACATAAGGAATGATTGAACCTGCTGAGGAAATCTACGTGATTTTCAACAAGAAGACTGGCAGCATCAAAACCGGAGGTCGTAAGAAGTACCCGATTGTTCATGCTTACCTGTCTGAGAAGATGGGTTGGGGTGGTATTGGCCGTATTGGTCAGTTCGCCCGTGAAGAGAAGGATGACTACGCGGTTGCTAAGTACCGCCTTGTCGAAGCAAAGGAGAACCAGGAATGATTATCAATTTCAATGATCTTCAGATTCCGTTCCACAGGCTTGCGCCTGGGACTATCCTGATCGACCCTGATGACATTCGTTATCTGAAGTCGATTGGTGAAGACATGGAAGACTACTGGGTCCATAGCAAAGACTTGTGGACTAACACAGCACACTCTAATGAAGAGGTACTGAAGTACATCGGGGATGGTGCAGGATGGAAGGTGCTGCCATGATTCGAGCTGGAGGCCTAATCGATGGTATAGAGTACATTGATGATGACGAGTTTGTTGTCACCAAGGAGAGACTTCAGGAACTTCTGGGTAATGAGCTTTTTGTGGAGTTCTACGATTTTGGGTACCACTATTTGTGGTGTGAGCGTATTCCGAAGGTGTATCCGGGTTATGGTAATACACCACATGAAGTTGCCACCGCTGTCATATCCAAGCTTATTAAGGATGACGACAAAGACTGGAGTGTGCTTGTACGATGAATGGTATCCAGTACAAGGGTATTGGTGAGTATGGCATCTTTGAGGACGATCTGAAGGAGCTGATGGAGGCTAAGGTCATCGTGTCAGTTGCTAATGAGCTAGGCCTCTTTGATGGGGTGTACTTAGATGATGCTCTCGCTGCGTTGTACCCTGGCCTGGGTGAAACACCTTACGCTGTCGCTGATTCGTTGGTGGCCGCTATACAGTGACTCATCCTGATAAGACCCCCGCATGTGAGGGTCTTATTTTACTCTCATAACAAAGTGGTACACGTCACGTGGTTAGTTGTTGATAGGTGTGGCAGAGTGGATTAGTATAAATACATCAGCCATGAAGAAAGGAGAAACAATGGCAACATTTGGACAATCTCTGCTCCAGGAGATTTTTGACATTGCGTCTAGCGAGTATAAAAGCAACCCATCTAACATGAGCTGGTTTAAGGTAGCTGCCTATGCTGAAGCACTACTTTCATTGGAGGGAGACTAATGCTAAGCGTGAGCGAAATCTATGATCTGCTTTACGAAGCTTGCGACAATGCACAGCCGGATGACCTACCTGTCGTTGACGTTCCGGGCCTTGGCGATGTGGACCTTGAGACGGTGCGCAAGCTGAAGTGGAACGGGATCACCTTTAAGAAGGGTAGTCAGCTCTGGCGTGTGTTCGACAGTGTTGTGCTGATTGGCCTGTACAGTTATGAGCTTGCGTATCTTATCAACAACAGTAATAAGCAAGCAATCATTCTTGAAACGGAAGGAGATAAAGAATGAGCGACAACAAGGAGTTCATCGAGTTTTATAACCAGACGCGAGAGAACCACATCAGGATGCATACATGGGATATCCGTGGTCTTAGCTTGCAGTACGTTACGGGTTTTGGTAAGCGGGAAGTGACTACAGTCCTGGACTGTAGTGACTTCGGTGCTATCACTACGAAGGGCTGTATGATCATCACTAAGAATCACGGTATCTGGCTGAAGATCAACGATCAGAACTGGACTGAACCTACTACAGGTGAGGATCGCGTGGTTCATGATCTTGACATTCTCAAGTTCATCATTACCGAGGGTGATAATGGTGGGCATATCGCTACGATTGTCGAGTCATGAGCGACAACGAGTTTCTTGAACTCTACACTGAGACGCGGGATAACATCGACAAACTGCAAGACATCGAGATCATGGGTCTTAATGTCTGGTCTGTCGATCACAATGGATACGGCGATGTTCTTGCGGTGGAGTCAGTGCGAAAGTTTGGGTCGATCACAAGGCACGGCAGTGTTATCGTCACACCAAGCAAAGGCACGTTCCTGAAGATTCGAGGTAATTGCTGGGTTCGCACTGATCTTGGTGCAAGTAAGGTGGTGCTTAACGACATGGACATCATCAAGAAGCTTTTGAATGACTGTGACCGCGTAGCAACGCTCCTTCACTCTGATGAGTAGCACACATCACGCGGTATAGGGTTGACAGCTCAGAAAGAGTGACCCTATACTGAACACATCACAACTGAATAGCCTCTCAAAAACCTACAAGCAAGGGACGGTGAACATTGGGAGGCGCAACCCCTTGTGGCGGAACAGGCAGACGCGCTCGGCTCAAACCCGGGTTCCGAAAGGAGTGTGAGTTCGACTCTCACCAAGGGGACCACCAAGCGGCTGGACAATGCTGGATGATTAGGCCTTGTCGCCTGCCTCTCTGGCCAAGAGGATGGACCAGCCGCCGTGATCGGGGATCACGTGCGGGGTAGCACCCTAGGGACGACACTTTTTAGTGTGTGTTTCTGTCGTCCGAATAGCATCCCCGGGGCGGAATGTAGCGCAGTAGGTAGCGCACCTGGTTTGGGACCAGGGGGTCGTGAGTTCGAGTCTCACCATTCCGACGGGCAGTACTGCCTATAGCCTCGTATTCGTATGAGGCATCTAGTTCCCAGGTGTCCTCCGGGACTACCTGGATTTATCCCAGATAGTGTAATGGCAGCACGGCAGGTTCTGGCCCTGTCGGACTAGGTTCGAGTCCTAGTCTGGGAGCGCTTGACGATGAGGTTGCTCGATAGCACAAAGTGTCTCGACCAAGACACACTCATCGAAGGGCTGGGCCACACTGGTCATGTGGCAAGCTGCTTAGTTTAACTGGTCAAGAACGGGGTGTAGTCGCCAAGGAACAGGTTCGAGTCCTGTAGCAGCACGACATTAACCATCTCGAAAGGAGAAACAAAATGAAACTGCGTCTTACCGATTTTGATTCAAACACCTACATGGACACAGATGGTTCATGTGAAATGTGCATGTACACAGGTATGCTTGATCATCCTGTGTATACCTTTACTTCCAGTTACGGCGAAAGCTACACTATTGAAGGCTGGTGGTCTGACTGGGGGCACCACACGACAATCGACATCAACCTTCCTGTATTCACAACTTGGTTGCATGACGCTGAGTTCAAGGAGCCGACACAGATTATTGAAGAAGACGAAGATTATGCTCGTCTTCCGGGTGACCGCTTTTGGGAGGGGTTTCTGACGGCTGTTCTTAAGGACGCACAGTATTGCAGCAATAAGGAACAACTTAATAACAGTCTCGATTGGGCACTGAAAGGAGGGACCAATGCTGACTGACGAACAGTTTGACGAGCTCGCTGATAAGCTGCTGAAGAAGATCGCGCCTAAGCTGGGTGTCGAACTTGAAGAAGAGCAGCCTAAGTCTGCCACTGTAGTCCTGGACAAGGACGGCGAAGAATACGATCTCGAACAGTGCGCTATCGGGCCCTGCGTCGTCACAACTGAAGGTACTTACTACTCATTTATCGAGGATGGCATCTGTGGTTCAGGAGATTACGAGGAATACTGGATGAGCACTTGGGGCTGTAAGTTCAGCACAGTGGAACTTGCAGGTATCCTTACGGAACTTGGTGGAGACTTCGACGTCATCCAGGACTGATATACTGTCCTCATAACAACAACGACAACCAAGGAGTAACCATGAGTATTGTCGATCTCGCAGTCAAGCTGGGTAAGGCTTTCGAGGGTGCTTGCTCGTCTCTCATCAAGAATGACGAGATGAAGACCACCATCACCCAGGAGGCCCGTACAGGTGTCTACACGATCACCACACAGGACGCTGAGCTGATCGCTCTGCTCGACCAGGGCATTGTCGAGAAGGCTCCTGTGACGATGGTTACCCCGATGACCTACGGTGTCGTCTCGCCTGGTGTCTACACCGTTCCTGGTCATAAGATGGAAGAGATTTTGGAGCATCGCCCAATGGATTATCTCTGATTGTCGGCTGCGCCTCTGATCTCAGGAATAGGTAACTGAAGGGTTTGTCCTTTCGGGTACCGGCCTTCCATGAGGGCTCAAGACTCATCCCCCTATCGACTAACACTCGGTAGGGGGATGATATTATTTACTCATGGCTAAGCAGATTTTCTTCGATGATTTCACTGGTGGCTCGCTTGATACCTCTAAGTGGTCGCCTGTTTGGGGTAAGTTCGACCCTGAAAAGGGTACCCAGATGCGCTTCTCAGATAAGAATATCTCTGCGAGTGGTGGCTACCTGTACCTAAATGGTACAGTAGCCACAGGCACTGATGCTGAGAAAGCACCATTCTTGTCTGGTATGGTGAGCACACGTAAGCCCGATAAGGGTGAGATTCTTTTTCAAGCTAAGGGTCAATTCATCGTATCTGTACAGGCCAAGTTGCCGAGTGCACCATCTTCGTGGCCCGGTATCTGGATGACTGGAACTAAGGGAGACTGGCCTGCTTGTGGCGAGATTGATATTCTTGAGGCTAAGGGTTGGCAGCCAAAAGACTACCAGGTTAATACACACACTCCGCGTGCTGGTGCGCCTACTAAGAGTCAGCAAAATCAGAAGACGTATGTTGAGAGTATTAAAAATACCAATTTCGCTGCCAATGTCTACAATGGTCAAACAGATTTTAATATCTATAGTGTAGTAAAGCTTAACGACAGGGTTGATTTCTACTGGGAGGATCAACTTATCCACACAGTTAAGTATTCGGAGATGGATGACCCAACACCATTTACTGACCCTGAGAACGGGTGGATTATCCGGCTGTCGCACATTATTGGTGGTTCGTTCCTTGAGTATGAAGGCAATCGAGAATACGTTGATGCGACGAAGCACAAGGATAAGTACCCTTCCCGGATGATTGTTGGCGGTGTTGTAGTCATTAGTCTTGATGAACAGGGCGAGCTAGGAAACATTTATTCATCGACTCGTGGAATACTCGCTGAGTATACGAAGCCCCAGCCCCAGCCCCAGCCTGTAGTTCCTGATCCGGAACCTCCTGTTGAGGTGCCACCTACACCTTCTCCGCAACCGCCGACACCTGAGCCGCCTGTCGTGGTGCCACCAACGCCTGCCCCTGAACCAGCGCCTACACCTGCGCCTAAGCCAAGAGGTAAGAATAACTGGGTCCGTGAAGAAGAGGCCCTAGTATTCATCATGCTGTGAGTAGAGTCACACGATTATCCGTTGTGTTTGTTCGGCCTGTCAACTATGCTTCATGTTGTCAGGCCGAACAACTACGAAAGGAACCAACACTATGAAGCGTTTTCTTGCGACGACTGGTGTCGCACTACTGATAATTACCCCGGCTGCTGCCTATGCTGCTGACAATGCCCCTGAGATCAAGGCCGAGGTCACGAAGGCCACGTCCTCTTCTCGACAGACCTCCTCGGAGGTCAACGTCGGCGGTACCTGGACCGTGGAAAAGCTGGCTGTCGGCCAGTCTTTCACTGTCGCATCTAAGGATGGGGGCTTCAAGTGGGCCGCATCATTTCCCTTCACCTTGAACGACGGCACCACGATTGGTGAGTGCAACGCCGATCAAGCGACGCTGACCTGCAAGGTGACCGAGGTGCCGGACGCTTACAAGGACAAGACGAATGTCAGTGGCACGTGGTGGGCGCGAGCCAGGCTTCAGGATGCCGCTGTCGGCACTAACGAGGGTACAATCACCCTCAATGGTGAGGTCGTCAAGAAGCTCATCTGGGGTGATGCTGAGGGCACCGGCGTCTGCACGAATGATTGTGATGGCCCGGCTCACTTTGAGTATGCTCGACCGGAGAATCTGAAGTTTGGTTGGGGTAATAACAACGGAACTGTCGGCTGGGCGATTAAGTGGATCGCTAACGGTGGTACCAAGTACACGGTTAAGGACTTTGACACCACTCTTGGTACGTCCGTGCGATGTGCGACGACCGATACGTGGGACCCTGCTACGACTAAGGTTGTTGATGCTACTCGAATCGACAGTAACACGATCGAGTTCACGGCACCTGCTGACTCCAAGGTGTGCATTACGTACCCGCCGGAGCAGATGAAGGTGCCTGAGGGGCAGAACTCAGTTACCAACCACGCTGAGGTGAACGGCCTCAAGCTGGAAGCTACGGCGACCGTCCGCTCTAATGGTGGCACTGATGGTGATGGTTCTGTGAAGCCGACGCCTACGCCGGAACCTGAGCCGTCTACGCCTGCCCCTGCGCCTTCCACTGAGCCGACTCCGGCCCCTGAGCCCTCTAAGCCGTCCGAGCCGACGCCGACCCCTGTGCCTTCGGATGAGCCGACGCCCACGCCGACCCAGACCCCCTGCACGATCCACCCTGACCGAGACAAGGACCGGACGCCCTGCAAGGTTGAGCCCATCCCTGCACCGACTAAGGCTACGCCTGCACCGGCCCCAGCGCCTAAGCCTGCACCAACGATTGAGGCCCCGAAGTCCAAGCTGGCCAAGACGGGTGCCGCGTCTGAGGCTGCTGTGATTGGGATTCTGTCGCTGCTGTTCGGTGCAGCCACCGTGACCATGGCCTGGTGTGTTGGCCGATACAGCAAGACTCGCTGACACATAAGTAGAGGGCCAGTGCTAGTTAGTGCTGGCCCTCTATCTTGCCTTGATAACTAACACAAAGGAGAACCAATGCAACCACAGCGACAGCACCATAACGATGCTGGTTTCGACCTGTCCACGAAGACATCTGTCATCATCTACCCGGGTGAGGTTATATACGTGGCGACAGGCTACTACCCAGATAAGCATGACATTCCTGACGGGTCTGTCGGATTCGTCTTTGCCCGCTCGTCTTTGAGCAAGAAGGGTCTTCTGCTCGCTAATGGTGTCGGTGTCATCGACGCTGGCTACGAAGGCGAAGTTCTTGTTCCACTGTGGAACATGAGCAAGGACACCCCTGTTGTGCTCGAAGAGCATGAGCGTATCGCTCAGATTGTTATTGTCAAGCTAGAGGCCATGTCGGCTCTCTACGCACAGCCACCCGTCCAAGCCGGTGAGCGTGGTAAGGGCGGCTTTGGTTCCACCGGAAAGGCCAATTGAGAATGATTACCGTCTACTCCAAGCCCAACTGCCCACAGTGTACTGCAACGTACCGCAAGCTAAAGAGCCTCGGTTTGCCCCACGATAGTATTGACGTGACGGAAGATGCTGAAGCACTGGCATTTATCCGCGCACTGGGTTACCAACAGGCACCTGTCGTTGTCGTGCGTGAAGGCGAAGAAGTTAAGAAGCACTGGTCCGGCTTCCGACCGGACCTCTTGAAGAAGGAGACACAAAATGACTAAGATTACGGACCCTGTGAAGCTCGAAGAGGCCCGCGCCCGTATGGCTAAGGCTCGTGCGTCTCGTGGACCAGAAAAGTACCCACGGGATGTCGAAATGCGGCTTGATTTTGTTCGACAGCTCGTGATTAAGCAGTTCAAGGACGCGGGCCTGTCGATCACAAACGACGGAAAGCTGCTAGGAGGGTCTTCTGCACAGTATTTCCGCTCTAAGTTGGTGAATGGTAGCCTGACGATCAAGGATATGATCATGCTGGGTGATTATATGCCTATCGACTGGACCCTTATCTTCAAGTCAGTTCGACAGCCGAAGGAAGTTCTGCGACCTATGGACACTGAAGCGGCGACTATCAACATGGAGTTCAGCGAGCCGGGAGACAACCCGTTTGCTGACTATTTCGTTGATGTGGACGGTGTGTGATGGAACCTTCGTTGCGTGATTTTGCTGCAAGCCTCACGGACATCCCTAAGTTCGGTTCGACAAAGCTCGTTCGTTTCTTGCGGCGTGAAGGTTTCTTGAAGAAGGGGCGCTATATTAGCGAACCAACTGAAGAGGCCAAGGGATTGCTCGATGTGCGCCGTGTCTACACTGATGAGGGTAACTCGTATCGTCAGGTGTTCGTCACTGAAGAGGGCGCCCGGGTGTTCACTGATATGATTAAGACTGAGTACGAGGACTTCGGTCCTTGGGAGATTAGGAGCAATTATCGTGATTAGTTGGACTGACCTTACTGCCGACTACAACCTGTGGATTGACAATTTCGATGCGGGACGTGGTGGTAACGCTATTGACCGAATCGTCATCCACCACAATGCTGGCAAGGCTATGTCACATCAGGGTGTGTACGGTGCTTTCAGTAACAATCACACGTCCGCACACTACAACGTAGATATTAGCGGCTCGATTGCTCAGTTCGTCCATGATTGGGACACGGCCTGGCACTGCCCCGGCGTGAACAAGCTGAGTATCGGCATTGAGCACGCGAACTCGACGGGCGCTGAGGGCGGCTGGGATGTCAGTGAGACCACCATTGACGCGGGTGCGCACCTGACTGCTGCTCTGTGTCGTGCGTATGGTCTGGGTCGCCCTGAGTGGCGCGTCAACGTCTTCCCCCACAGCGACTTCTACAGCACGATGTGCCCTGCCTCCTTGCGTGACACGTATGCGAACGAGTACATCGAGAAGGCACAGCAGTACTACGACAACCTTGACGCAGACCTGTCCGAGAAGGAAGGCTGGGTGTCGGAGAATGGCGGTTGGTGGTACCGGACTGAAGACGGTGGATACGAGACTGGCTGGTTCCTCGTGGGCGACAAGTGGTTCTATGCTAACGAGAAGGGCTGGTTGCAGTTCGGTTGGCAGCACGTCGATGGTTATTGGTACTTCTTGCATGATGTCCATGATGGGCGCTATGGTGAGATGGAGACCGGCTGGGTGAAGGTCGGTGAGCATTGGTTCTATCTGAACGATAAGGGCCAGATGCAGACCGGCTGGCAGATCATCAAGGGCAAGTGGTACTACCTTGAAGCTAATGGGCAGATGCGTACCGGATGGCTGTCGTTCAACGGCAATGACTACTTCCTCACTGAGACGGGCGCTATGGCTGTCGGCCTGTGCCAGACGCGCCTTGATGGTGCTTGCTCGATTTTCGGTGAGGACGGCAAGCTGCTTGTTGGTAAGCTCGTTGTCGAACAGGACGCTGACGGTATCGTGAAGCTGGTAGAATCTAAGTAACTTCTACTAAGGAGGAACTTGGACATGGAGAAGGATGTTCTCACTACTGACCGCACCAAGTGGACCGCACTGACACCTGAGCGGCGTAAGGCGATTTACGGTGTTGTTGCGGCCTTGCTGGCTGTCGGTATTGCTTACGGTGTTGTCGCGCCTGAGCAGTCGGCTCAGTGGCTTGATGTGCTGGATAAGGTCTTGGGCTTGCTTGCCCTGGTTCTTGCAGCCGTTCACACGGGGGGTGTCTATACGGCCCCGTCGTATGGCACTCCTGACGCTGAGTGACACAATTACAGAAAACCCCCTTGCTGGTGTCAGTGAGGGGGTTTTCGCTATAATGGCCTCATGAAGAAGTTGCTGAGGTCTATGAGCGAGCCGAGGTCGGTAACTGCCGTGATGGTAGTTATCTACACGGCTATCGCTATTACAGGTATTGGGTTCTTGACGAGTGCTGCGGTGCTACCGTGGGTTGTTATCCTTGCAGGTGTTCTTATGCTCGTCTCTGGTGTTTTGGGTGCTCCATCCGCGTGGCTCGGTTCTTGGTGGTTGGAAGGCCCAGCGGCTCTTGTCGCCGTAGTCGGCATCATGCTTGTGTCGATTAACGAACTGGTCCTGACCACGGCACATGTTCGCTGGCCGCTCCATGTTATTATTCTGTCAGTAATTATTGCATTGTTCTTTTTGGGGCGTGCTCTGCGTGTGTGGCCGTATTCGTATCGCCCTGGAGTTCTGCCGAAGAGCAAGCTAGAGAAGGCTGAGGAACGGTACAATCAGACAAGGCAGGAATACTTGTCAACCGTTAGTGAGTAACAAGGAGTTAGCGTATGAACACGGCATTGGTGGGCCTCATTTGCTCTGCCGTAACCCTTGTTATCAAGGCTATTGTTGATTTGTGCATTGATCGTTACAAGAAGGCTCAAGAGATTCAAGAAGCCCGTGATGATCTTGAAGCTGATTTGCGCACGCAAGCGTTCCTGTGGAAGGAACACGCTTACGCAGTGCGTGTTGCGGCTTTGCAGGCTGGTGTGAAGGTAGAAGACTTGCCTTCAGTTCCAAAGGAGGATTGATGCTGTTTATTTGGTTCCTGGTGGGTCTTGCAGTTGGCTTGGCTGCTGGCATTGCAGGTACGTACATGTACCTGGACAACAAGTTTGAGAAGACTGTGAAGGATATGCTCAATGATGTCGCAGAACAGCTCGCGCGATTTGCTGACGAGTGACGACCCGGAGCTGCGTGGTAAGCGCGACATGGCCCTGTCGCTGCTGAAGCGTGGCACTGAGCGTAACAAGATCATTAAGGCGACAGGCTTCACGTCTGAAGAATTGTTCATCATCGAGCAGTCCTACTACGACAGCCGACAGGAGTTGTCGCCTCGCAATATGCGCATCAAGCAGCTTGATCGTCTTGATGCACTTGTTGACATGGCCTACAGCCAGATCGAGATGTTCGGTCTGGCTGACGAGAAGGGTAACTGGGGGCAGAACCTTCAGGCTGTTCTCGCTGTTCTGCGTGAAATCTCTGAGGTTGCGAACCTGAAGCGTCAGACGGTGACTCATGAGATTCGCGTGATCGAAGAGAAGCAAGTCAATGTCATGCTGTCGTTCACCAACCAGGTGTTGGAAGAGTATACGGCGCTCATGTACCCGCATCTGTCGGCTGGGGCTAAGAAGGCTTTGGAGACGAACAAGGCTGACTGGTTCTCTCAGGCTGTAAACAAGCCTGCCGCGTTGCTTGAGGCGACTGTGGAAGTTGAGGGTGAGTAATGCTGCCTTTTGGTGCTGTCGCTAAGAAGTTTTCTGATGCCCAGCGTCTTGAAGTGTGGCGTAATAACCCTGCCAAGTGGGCTGAGGACCACGGCCTGTTCATGTGGTCTAAGCAGCGTGAAGTTTCACAGTCTGTTGTTGATCATCAGAAAACCCTTGTAGTTACGGGCAACGGGGCAGGGAAAGCCAACCGAGTGGTAGAAATTGTACCTACTCCTACTGGCTGGACGACAATCGGTGAACTTCGCGTTGGTGACTATGTTCTTGACGAGCATGGTAAGCCTACGAAGGTTGTTGCTAAATCGCCTGTTTGGAATATCCCGCTGGTTAAGGTGGTGTTCAATGATGGTGCTGAGGTTATTTGCCCGGAGGCCCATGAATGGGTGACGCTCAACTTCAACGAGGCTAAGAAGGCACGTAAGCGTATTGAGGGTGACTGGCGTAACGGCTGGTCTTATGGTCGTACCCGCGAGACGCGAGAGATCATGTCATCTTTGCGCCACGGTAAGCAGAATCAAGCTAACCACTATGTTCCGATTAACGCGCCTATCGTCGGACAAGAAGCTGATTTGCTGATTGACCCATATGTTCTTGGTGTGTGGCTTGGTGATGGTCATTCAGCTAACCCTGAGATTACGATTGGTGCCCGAAAGCGGCACATTAAGGATGTGTTTGCTTCTAAGGGTATCCATTTGTATGACCGTTATTACCATTCGGATAGTGCCGAACACCTTGCTTTCACGCATCAGGGTTACAAGGCCAAGCTGCGCGATCTTGGTGTGCTGAACAACAAGCACATACCACAGGTGTACTTGCGTGCATCTATCAAGCAGCGGATTGATCTCCTGCGTGGCCTCATGGACACTGACGGATTCAATACTGGCACAAAGGCGAGGACATGTGTCGGCATTGACTTCATGAACGAGCAGCTAGCATTTGGTGTTGTCGAGCTGGTTCGTTCCCTTGGAGTACGCTGCTCCGTGTCGAAGGAACGGACGTACTTGAACGGTGAGGATGTCGGTCCTCGCTGGCGTATGGTGTTTAACCCTACGTTTGACCCGTTCACGCCTGGCTCGGTTAAGAGCTTGGAGCGGCCAGAACAGGATGCTCAGGCTTCGCGCAAGACTGTGCGCACCGTTGTCGATGTCGTGCCAGTGCCGACAGAGCCAACCCAGTGTATTGAGGTGGACTCTGAGAGCCACATGTACCTGGTTGGTGAGCACATGGTGCCAACCCACAACAGTCGACTCTCAGCTACCCTCGTTAACTGGTGGGTAGACACACATCCTGTCGATGACACGACAGTCGTCACCACGGCAACAAACTGGAAACAGGTCCGAAATGTCTTGTGGAAGGAGATTCCCCGTGTCAAGGCTGTCGCTGGTATTGGTGGCAAGGTCAACGCGGACGCGACATGGAAGATGGAAAATCGACAAGACCCTATCGCCTTTGGTATGAAGCCAGACGATAAGGACGAATCCGGTTTCCAGGGCGTCCACGACCAGTACGTCCTCGTGATCATGGACGAGGCCGGAGGCATCTCCAAGGAAATCTTCACCGCAGCCGACGCAATCACGACCAACAAGTTTGCACGCATCCTGGCCATTGCTAACCCTAACGACCCATCGTGCTACATGGCCGAGGTCTACAAGCGGGAGATGCGCCTGAAGCCAGAGGAACGCTCGTGGAACATCATCCAGTTCGGAGCATACGACACGCCTAACTTCACGGGCGAAGTCGTACCTGTCGAAGTTGCGACTCGTCTTGTGCAGGTTGACTGGGTTGAGGCGCGTAAGAAGGAATGGGGTGAGGATGACCCCCGCTTTGTCGCACGTGTCCTTGGCGAGTTCCCTGACGTGTCGGATGATGGCCTGTTCAACATGGGTCGTGTCATGCAGTCGATGGAGGCTTACGACACTTCGGAGCCGGATGAGGGTATGCCGGTTACTATCGGGGTTGACGTTGCCCGTTACGGCTCCGACAGCTCGGTGATTGTGTCGAACCAGGGCGGGTACATCAAGATTCATGGGCGGTACCAGGGCTTGAATGGTCCTGAGCTTGCTCGTAAGGTTGGTGAGCTGGCAGCCGAACTCGGGGCTGTCGAGATTCGGATTGACGCGATTGGTGTCGGTGCGTCAGTGCTCGACAGCATCTACAATTACGTGCCACCCAGCATGTCTGTCGTCGGCATCCACGGCAACGCGAAGTCCGGGGATAGCACGAAGTGGTACAACTACCGCGCTGCTATGTACGATCAGTTCGCTAAGGCTGTCGCTGACGGTCGCGTGTATCTTCCTGACGATGAAGAGCTGTATAACGAGATCGCTTCGATCAAGTATGAGTATCGCGGGTCCGCAATGCTTATTGAATCGAAGGAGAACATGCGTAAGCGTGGCATTAAGTCGCCCGATGTTCTTGATGCTGTCATTTATGCATATCAGAATATCGGAGCCATTATGGCTGGTGATTCAGAAGGTCAGTACTATTCGCCTGACGATCTGCTCGAAGAAGATGACCTCTTGGACTTCATGTTCGAGGAAGAGTTGTCTGTATTTCTAGCATGATAGGATAATTTACATGAAGTATGAGCAGACATTTCAAGAAGCGCTAGGAGCGTTTTCTGATTCCCTAGCGCGCCTCAAGCGTGAAGATGTGGGCTGGCTGCCTTTGTCTGCTGTCGAAGGCCCTGATTCTCTGATTACTCTTGATGTGATTAGGGACCATTCGGCCCGTGCGCGTCGTTTGGCTACTCTTAACCCTATTGTGAAGCGTGGCTTGGTTGTCCGTAATGCCTATATGTGGGCGGACCCAGTTGTGTATAAGGGTGAGACGCGACCGGCCCGCAAGGTGATTGATGAGAACGCGAAGGCGTGCTTTAGTGTCCAGGCCCGTGTCCGCGATGAGCAGTCATTCAATACGGACGGATGCGTCATCTACTTGATCGACAAGGCGACGAAGACTGTTACGCCTGTTCCGCTCATGCGCCTTGGTGGTGTGGCGACTGATGATGCAACCGGCGATGTCGTTGCACTCCTGATTAACCCTGTCGTGAGCGGTGATCCACAGTGGTACATGCTGTGGGACCGAGTGGGCGTGAAGATCACTAAGTCTAACTACAAGGTAAATCGGCGCTTGACGGCTGTGTACGCGACTGTGAACCGGCTGATGTCGGAGCAGTATGGCAAGCCTGATCTCATGAGTGCTATGTCGTATGCGCAGCGGTACAAGGAACATCTTGAGGTTGCGCATCTCATGGAGAAGTCTTTGGCAAAGCTGGCCTTTAAGGCGACGAGTGTCAACGCTAAGCAGCAACAGGCGGTCATGGCTCGTATGCCGGGGCCGGGTATTGGTGGTACTGCTTCGATTGGTGCGGGGCAGGATATTCAGGCGATTAACAAGGCCGGTGCGGGTATTGATTTCTCGGCGGGTACGCCTCTTGCGGCTATGGTATCGGCTGCTCTCGACATCCCCTTGTCGGTGTTGCTGACTGATGGTTCTGCGGGTGGCCGACAGGGCGCTGAGACTGCTCTTGAAGACCCGACGTTTAAGGCGTTGGAGTTGCGTCGTCAACTGCATATCGACATGTTGAATGAGATCGCGCTGGCATTGGGCATTAAGGTGTCGATTGAGTACGGTTCGATCAACAATGACCAGACGCACCGCCGTATTCAGTCTTTGACGCTGGCGTACCAGAATGGTGCTTTGCATCAGATTGAAATGCGTTCCGGCGTGTTGCAGCTCTTGAAGATTGCCGGTTCTTTGCCGTTGGAAGACTTGCCTGAACTGCCCTCTGAGAATGAGACTGAGGGTGAGGACGATTCGACAGCAGCAAAGACTGATGACGAGGACGGGCGCGCAACAGGTGTTGGGCCAATGTCTGATGGAACGAACGACAACCGAGATAGGGGGACTGATGCATAAGTTGCATGAGTCAACGGCGGCTGTCGGTACTGAGTCTCTTGGTGAGGGTAAGTACCGCATCCGCATTATCGTGCCGGGCCAGGGTTCGAGCGGTATTTACACTGCTGAGAACTTGGCTGAGTCTGCACCTTTGTTCAAGGCGGGCACGGAAATGTTTATCGACCACCCAACTGAGACTGAAGAATGGGAGCGCCCGGAGCGTTCTATTCGTGACTATGCTGGCGTGTTTTTGGAAGACGCGACGGTTGGTGAGGATGGGGCACTCTACACTGTGTGTAAGGTGTTTTCTGGGGTGAATGATCTAATCAAGGATAAGTGGGAGCATATTGGTGTTTCCATCAATGCTTGGTGCAACGAGCCAATTGCGGAAACAGGTGTTGTTCCTGTTTTTGCTGGTGTTCGCTCGGTTGACTTTGTTACTGCGCCTGGCGCGGGTGGTGGCATTGTTGATCTGCTAGAATCAAAGAGGAATAACAACCTTACTAAGGAGGAAGGCATGGACAAGGAAATCGAGTCCGCGTTTTCTGAGCTTCGTACCGAGTTTGCTTCGCTCATTGAAGCTCTTGGTTCTAAGCTCGATTCCGTCGTTGCTTCTATTACTGAGGCTAAGGCGGAAGAAGTTGAAGAGAAGGTCGAAGAGTCGGCTCCTGTCGATGTCGATTCGATGATTGACGCGGGCGAGAAGATCGCTGAGTCTGGCCTTCCCGAGGCAGCTATTGCGCGAGTGCGTGGGGCTATCAAGAACGGCGTGGATGTTGATTCCGCGCTTGAGGCTGAGCGTTCTTACCTCAAGGAGGCTGTCGCTGCGACTGCTACTCCTGTGGAAGACAAGTCTGCTGAGGTTTCCTTGAAGGAATCGTTCGCTAAGATTGGTTGGAAGTGATTCTCATGGCAGGTATCAAGAAGTTCCCTCTGACGGGTAACAAGGATAACCAGATTTTCGAGTACAGCGACACTCTGTCGCTTGCTATTGATGGCAATCAGAAGCATCTGAAGGCCGGTGACGCGGTTGTCGTCAACAAGGAGGCCGGTATTGCTGGCATCCTGATGTCTGATGTCGCTCCGGCTAATGAGAAGACGGATTACGCGACTGCTGCTGAAGCTCTTACCAAGCCTACGTATGGTCTGAACCGTGATCAGCACGCTTCTGTTCGCGTGAAGGGCGGCGTGTTCGCTCTCCAGGTTGACGGCACCCTGTCGCCGTTCAAGCCTGGCACGCTTGTTTACCTGAAGGCTGCGACGGCTGGCGGTAAGCCCACCATTACCTTCACCAAGGCGGGCGCTGACGTTGTGCTTGGTTGGGCGAAGGAGTCTTACACTACCGCCGCTAATGATAGCGTCTACCAGGTTGTTCTTGATCCCCGTCCTGTTGCCTGAAAGGTTTAACTAATGTTGATCAATGAAAAGGACCAGCTTGAGTTCAACAAGCTGCTCGAAGGTGCCTTCAAGGGCGACAAGATCGCTCAGGCACGTCTGAAGGAGGCTGTCACCACTGATAGCCTCGCACCGACCATGTTTGTTAACGCTGCTAACGTGCAGTTTGTTAACGCTTATGAGGCTTACGATTCGATTTGGCCCCGCATCGCGGAAAAGGTCTTGCTCAACGACTTCCGTCCCGCTGCTTACCTGTCGCTGAACTCGGACATTGCTTCGATGCCTATCGACAACGGCGGCTTCTCGCCCATCCAGGACACACTGCCCGCGATTCCTGAGTTGACACCTTACCCGACGCTCACCTACACCGGCAATGGCCGCTTTGTCGAGGTTGGCAAGCACGGTGCGCGCCTTCAGTTCAGCTTCGAGGCAATCGTCAACGACGATTGGAACACGATTGAGAAGCTGCCGACTGACGCGGGTCGTCTTGCGGCTCGCACTGAAGACCTTTTGGTTCTCATGACCTTGTTCGACCCCCGCAGCAATAACATTAAGACCGAGCTGGATCGTCAGCTTGACCTGACGAAGGTTCCTGCTGAGTTCAAGGGTGAGGCTGTCGCCGGTAGTAACGGCAAGGATGCGCGTATTTCCTACGGTGCTATCACTGCTGCTCGTTGGCAGGCCCTTAACACCAAGTCTGAGTCCGGACGCACGGTCACCGTTCCTGGCGGCTTTGCTCTGGTTTGCTCGCCTGCTCAGGCGCAATTGGCCCGCGAACTTCTCGCTATTCGCGAGATTCGCACGACCAACGGCAAGACGACCACGATCAGCACCAACACGCTGACCGACATCGAGGTTGTCGAGTCCGACCTCATTGGCACCATTGTTGGTGACAACGCTTGGGCGCTGGTTCCCAAGGGTGGTAAGGCTGGCGATAAGACCACTATCGCTAAGACCTCCATGCGTGGCCGTGAGACTCCGGAGCTTCGCGCTCACAACGCGACTGGCACGATGCTCGGCGGCGGCGCTGTCGATTACCGTGAAGGTTCGTTCGACAATGACGACGTGGAGATTCGCGTTCGTCAGATCGCGGGCGCTGGCCTTCTGAACCTTGATGGTGTCGTGCTCTCTGCCGGTGGACAGGATGTGCACCTCTGATCAGTTAGCTGATTAAGTAAGACCCCTGTGGCCTTTTGGCCATGGGGGTCTTGCTATACTAGTTTCATGAGTGATATTGATTTTTCTTCGCCTGTGGGGCAGGTGCGTGTTCTTATTCCTGATTTGCGTAAATTGGAGGACTTGCGTGATTTGAGGAATGAGCCGCGTTATCTTTTCGCGGATGAAGAGATTGCGGCTTTGCTCGCTGTTAACGGCGGTAATGTGAAGCTGGCTGCTGCTGATGCGTGTGACGCTATTGGCATGGATAAGGCTTTGCAGTTGCTTGTCTTGAAGACTGACGACAAGCAGACGGACGGTGCTAAGCTGCTGGCTGCAATTGTCGGACGTGCTCGTCAGTTGCGTGCTCAGGCGAAGGAAGATGAAGTAAACAACCTTTGCTTTGATGTCGTGCAGCCAACGTTTGAGCCTGTGGATTGGGCGGTGAACTTCTAGTGGCACTGTCGATCAATCCTAATATCCACCCTTTGTTCTTGTATGCTTCATACTACCCATTGCAGTTGTTGGCTAATACGAAGGTGAGCATCTACGAAACCCCCGACACGGTGTCGTATGATTGGACGGCTGACAACGGTCTGTCGGCTAAGGACAATCATCCTGTGTGGACTGGTTGGGCTAACGTGACACCTAACGTTGACTGGCGTGCCCGTAACCGTGAGTGGGCCGGTGAAGTGACGGGTGTTCACGCTTATCGTGTTCAGTTGTTGCATCTCGACAAGAATGAACTTGTGTCGGAAGATTTGTGGGGTGACCCTTCCGTCCGCGTATCCTTCGGTGAGGGTATGCGCGTGCAAGTAGACGAGGCTCCAACAGACACCAGGATTGAGGGCTTGAAGCTCGTCATCCGTAACGCTCAGATTGATACGCTAAACTGGCAGGTGACACTACTTTGCGACGTGGAGACGGGAGATACCAGTCATGGCACGCACTAAAAAGACTGTCCGCTTCGATGGGCGCGTCACTGGTATTAAGGTTACGGTCGATTCCGACCGTTACGGTGTTGCAGCTAAAGCAAAAAAGAAGATCATTGATGCTGCTTGGAAGAAGGTCGATGCTGCTGCTAAGGCGGCTGCCGCTGCTTCTACTGAGTACGGTCGTCAGTTGATTAACTCTGACCCACGGCGTGTCGATACTGGCTACATGCGCGACACGTTCAGTGTCGATGCATCCAAGGGCGGCAAGGTTGTCGAGATAGGCTGGCATAAGTGGGACCGAGAGAAGCCGTACTACTCATGGCAGGAGAATGGCACATATGGCAACCGCACGACTGGCTATCTTCGTTCTGGTTTGCGTGGTAAAGCCCACGGCGACAGAAGCGCGAAGGGTATTACCCCTGCTAAGTACTTGCCTCGTGTGACGGCTGTGTTCCGTGAAGAGTTTTATGGGAGGCTGAAGTGAAGGATAGAACTCTAGAGTTTGACGAGGCTTGTCTGGCTATTCTCCGTTCAATCAAAAGCGTCGAAGTTTTCGACTCCTTTGCTCGTGATGTTCGTGTGCCTCTTTATATTGTGTATCACGGTGGGGCTGAGATTAATCGCAATTTAAACCACTACATGTCTATGGCTGGGCACACCCAGGATGTTTATGAGCATCCTTTTTACGTGGATGTTTATGCTGAGAATAAGGAAATGCTCAACCGTCTCGTGTCGGTTGTGAAAGAAAAGCTTATTGGTGCTGTGTTGATTGATGGGTCTAACGGGGTGAATATTGCGGCCTCTGTTGGTTCGACAGCAGACCATGATTCCACGTTGCGGCCTACTGTTTATCAGCGCCATATGAGCTTTTACGTCAACCTAGATAGGGGTGAGTGAATTGCGCGTGCGCAATGTTTTTACCAATATTGTCTGCGACAAGACTGAAGATGAGCTGGCTGTTCTGCCGGACATGTATGAGGTTGTCGATGACAATACGCCGATTACACAGGCCAAGTGTTGCGGCGAGGATGATACCATTGAAGATGACGATATCGTTTCCAACAAGGAGGAAGACTGATGCCCAAGATGCTGTCTCCGAACACCACTATTTGGTGGGTTCCGGCTGATGCTATCACCACTACGGCTGACCTGTTTAAGGCTACTACCTACACGGGCGGCACGCCGAAGGCTGTCGATATTTCGTGTGCTATCGCGGCGGGTATGACGCTCGGTGCGACGGACTCGGACACGGATGACTCGCGTACCATTTGTGATTCTGGTAACGCGAAGACCCCGACCATTGCCAACTACGAGGCTTCGCTGACGTTCTTCCGCGAGGCTATCGCGGCTGGACAGAAGGCTGCTGGCAATACGTCTGTCTACGACAAGGCGTTCCAGCTGTTCAAGCGTGGCACCCTTGATGGTATCAAGGAAGGCTACCTGGTCCAGCGTATCGGTTTCCGACAGGGCACCCCTGTCGAGGCTGGTATGGAACTCTCTGCCTTTAAGGTCGTGCCGGATAACCCGAAGGACGAGTTGGGTGACGGCGACAAGCCGATTCAGTTCACCGTCCCGTTCCTGCCCCAGGGCTTTATGGAGTTGAATAAGGCTGTCGCTGCCTGATAGGTTCTGCTAGAATACCCCTGTACCTCCGAGGTGCGGGGGTGTTCCTTTATCTGATTGGAGTAGACATGGCTTTCGAACTGTCTAGGATTATTTCGTCCATCAAGCCCACGGTCAAGGCTATCGACATCCCCTTGAATACTGAGGACGCTGAGCGTTTCATGGAACTAACCGAGGCTGCTAAGGCTGCTTTGGTGATTGAAAATACTACTGCTCGTTCTATTACGGATGTTAGCCCCGGGGTGGAGTTTCAGGAAGAATTGGAAGAATTGCGCAAGCAGACGATCACGCTTCGTCTTCGTGCCCTGTCGAACAAGGAGCTGTACGTTCTGAAGCGTAGGGTTTGGGAAGATCCGTTCTTTTCTACGAAGAATAAGAACGAAGACGAGAAGGCGATTCTTGCTGTTGAGCGCGAAGACCGTTTGATGGAGTATATTATCGCTCAGGCGTGTGTCGAGATCATCGACAACGCTACGGGTGAGTCGAAGAACGGCCTGTCTGATGATGAAGCTGCTGAGCTTCGTGGGCACTTGCCTGAGTTCCTATGGGAGCGCATCTGCAAGACTTGGGACGAAGCTCAGAAGCTCGGCATTGTCGTTGCGGAAGCGATTAGTGACCCTACGTTTCGTGGGGACGGAACTGTCGAGACCGGAGAACCAGTGGATGCTGCTTCTTCTGAAGACGGCGAGGGCTGAAGGTAAGCCACCTACGCTGTTTACAGGTGCTCATGGCATGTTTGCTCGTGTAGTGCCTGTGTGGATTGGTGATGAGCTGGATTCTGAACCAATTGATCAAAATGAATACACACCACTTGATCTGGCTTTGTGCGCGGGTTATCAGTATTATCTCGACAGCCTGTGTAACAAGTGCGGGACGCCACTATGGTATGGCCGTAGTGAGCATCCGGCGATTGAGTTCCGTGTTGAAACATCGACATGTTATTCATGTGCGGAACTTGATGCGCATCGTGAGAGGCAGAAGGAACAGAAGCCGGGTGAGAGCACGTATACTGTGATGAGTACTGTGGAGTACTCGGATGGCTCGAAGGAGCCTTTGCCTTCACCTCTTGAAGCACTAGAGCAAGTTGGTTAGGAAATGTCCCTGGTATCATTGAGTTGATACTGGGGACATTTTCTTTTAGGAGTTAAGGTGGCAGACGAGTCAATCAAGATCGACATTGACGTTAACGCTGCTGGGGCAGACAAGGCGGCTCAGAGCATTAGCGCTCTGGAAAAGCAGATTGGTTCCCTCCAGGGGGCTGTTGCTGCGCTGAAGGCACCGTCTGCCCGTGGTGGTTCTGTTCTTGATTCTTTGCAGTTGGATTCCACAAAGGTCAAAAACCTGAAGGAAACCTCTTCTGCGTTGAAGTCCGTGGCCGATGCTCTTGGCTCGTTGAATAAGGCTGCTGGGGACGCGAGCAAGGCTGATCTTTCGGCTGGTGTCGATAAGGCTGTGTCAGCGTATCGACAGTTCATCCGCGAGACTCGCACGATGAACAGCCTGAGCAAGGACCATATCGCCAAGCTGAAGGATACTGCCTCGGCTATGCGTGAGGTGGCTTCTGCATCTAATGCTATGGCTGAAGCTGAGTCCAAGGCGAAGAAGGCTCAGGCTGCGTTGAACCAGTCTCAGGCTCGCAAGACTGAGGCGCAGGCTGAGAAGCTACGCGCTCAGGCAAGCGTGAAGCACGAAGATAATGCTATCCCTTTGCAGCGACAGAAGGGTCGGGATGAGCGTAGCCTCGTGAAGACGAAGGGTGATGAGGCTGCTCGTCTTGCTGAGATTCAGGCTACGTCGCAGTTGCAGCAGGCTGAGTTGAAGTTGGCTGGTACGACGGTGACTGCTGAGGCGAAGCGTGAGGCTGCTGCTGTCGCCGCCTCAGCTAAGATCACTGCTGCCCGTGAGGCTGAGGCCGCACGCACGCAACGTGCCATGATTAAGGAGCAGGGCTCCGGTGAGCGTCAGATGATGCGCATTAGCGCGTCTCAGGCGAACGCTCAGTTGCGTGCGAATGAGCAGGCTATCGAGCAGGTCCGTTATGCTGCTCGTGATACGGCTGTGTATTACGGGGCCATTACGGCTGGCCTTGGTACGCTGGTGTCGTCTGCTGCGCAGGCAGGTATTGCTCAGGAGCGTGCGTTTGCTGACGTGAAGCGTACCGCTCAGGGTACGACGGCGGACTTGACTGAGCTTCGCAAGGCGTACACGGATTTGTCTACGGAAAAGGTTGTGACGCCTTTTGCTGATCTTGCGAAGATCGGTACGCTTGGTGCGCAGATGAACATTCCGACGAAGGACTTGAAGGATTTTACGACCGCTGTCGCAGAGTTTTCGACGGTTACGGAGATGGATGTCGAGGCTGCGACTACGGCATTTGGTCGTTTCGGCCAGATGATGGGTGGCTTGCAGGAGTCCTCTAAGGGCGCCGGGGATGGTTACAAGATTCTTGCGAATCAGGTTGCGGACCTTGGCGCGAAGTCGGTTGCGACTGAGCCTGAGATTGCGAACATGATGGTGTCGATTGCTGCTCAGGGTAAATCGGCTGGCTTCACCCAGAATCAGATTCTTGCCTTGTCGTCTACGTTGTCGTCGCTCGCTATTCCGAAGGAGTGGGCGCGCGGCTCTCTTCAGCGTATTTTCAACTCGATCAATGCCGCTGCTGCTGAGGGCGGCGACGCTATGCATACCTATGCTCAAGCTGTCGGCGTGACTGATGCTGAGTTTCAGAAGCTCTGGCGTGACGATCCGAACAAGGTGTTCCAGGGCATCTTGCAGCATTTGGCTGGCATTGGCGACAAGGTTGAGAAGGCTCAGGCGATTAAGGACTTGGGCTTTAAGAACGTGCGTGATGTCGAGCTGCTGGCGCGTATGTCCAACAGCGTTGGATTGTACGTGTCGCAGTTGAAGGAAGCTGAAGAGGCATCGAAGAACACGTCATTCATTGACGATTCGATGTCTATTATCACTGATACTCTGTCAGCTAAGTTGCAGCAGTTCCAGAACGCTTTGCAGAACGCTGGCGCGGCCATGAACTCTAGCTTCATGGTGCCAATGAAGGCCATTGTTACTGTGGCGACAATGGCTGTGAACGCTTTCGCTAAGCTACCTGCACCTATTCAGGCGTTTGTTGGTGCGCTGACTATGGTCAGTGTCGCCCGTGTGGGCATGACTGCTGCGAAGGCTGCGCTCATGTCGATGTCAGCTTCGTATATCCAGATGCAGACCCGCATTATGCAGGCGACGGGGCAGCAGAAGTTGTCCTGGGGCATTGTGTTCCAGGCTGTGAAGCAGGCTCAGGCCGGGGTGGCGTCGTATGACGGTGCCTTGGCTTCGAATGTGGCGACTGCTAACGCTGCTGCTGCGGCTAACCAGAGGCTTGCTGCTGCGGATAACATGGTGGCTGCGGCTGCTGGTAAGGCTGCGGTTGCGAAGGGCGCTCAGAACGCCGCGCAGATGGCTTCTGCTGGTGCGTCTGCGGCTGCTGCTGGTGCTCAGGTTGCTGCTGGTGCTGGTCAGGCTGTGGGCGCGCTGTCCAGGCTGTCGTCTGTTGGCTCTGGTCTAATGGCTATGTTCGGTGGACCTTGGGGTTTGGCTATCACTGGTGCTATTACCGCTGTGACGATCGCTGCATCGTATCTTGGTGATTCATTCACGAGTGCATCAGAGAAGGCTGAAAACTTCAGTAATGCTGCGGGAGGTTCTTCGGCTATCTTGAACGCTTTGGCTCAGGATACGAAGGAAGTTGGTAATGGTACCCAGTCTAGCTTTGTCGAGCTGAACGCTACGATTGAGCAGAATGGGGAAGTTCTGACGGCTAATGGTCAGGCGCTTGGTTACTACGTGGATAAGTCCGGGCAGGTTGTTCAGGCTACCCATGAACAGGCCGAGGCTATGGGTTACTCTACCTTGAAGATTGGTGAGCACACTCAAGCCTTGATTATGGACGCCGTTCAAGGTTCTGATGCGTTTAAGGGCATGTCGAAGGAAACCAAGCAGGCATTGGTTGACATGGGCTTCTCGTACCAGAAGTACATTAAACTCGCGTCTACGTCTGAAGCTCAGGGCGGCGGCAAGGCTGCTGCTGATGCTTACGTTGACGGGTATATCGCTCAGATTGAGGCACGTAAGGGCGAAGCCGTAGATGCTATGAAGAACGATGTAGCTCAGGACTTCGATTCGGCAGGTGCAATTGCAGGTGCAGCGGGTAAGCCTTACGACGATCAAATCTCAGCTCTTCAGGGCTTGAAGTCGAACACTGAAGGTGTTGGCGGCGCTATGCGTGACGCTCTGAACAATGCTATTCTCTTCGGCCAGGGTGTCGAAGAGACTGGCGAGCAGACCGAAGACGCCGGCTTCAAGATCGGTGATGCCAAGGGCGAGTTCAAGGATATGGCCGAGGTTATCCGCTCTGTTCTTGATGAGATGTTCTCTTCAACGGACGCGGCTGCTGCTCTCGACAGTGCCTTGCAGGATGTTTACAATTCCATGCAGGAGCATGGTACGTCGATGGACCCGAACAGTGCGGACGGCCAGGCGAACATTGCTGCTATCTCGCAGTACTTCGAGAAGATGGGTAACGCCGCCGCTGCGGGTATTGAAGAGATGGGTCTGACCGGCGAAGAAGCGTACCAGTACGCACAGAACTCGATCCAAGACACCATTGACTTCCTTGCTGCCCAAGGCTTCGACATGAGTGCTTTCGAGCAGCAACGAGACACTATGGCTGCGATTATTGCACAGCCATATGAGTCCGGCCCTGTCGACCATTCTAAGACAGATGAATCGCTTGGACAGATGGTCGGTAATGCCATTGACGCGGTGAATCAAGCTCAGGGTGCTTTGGGTAAGGTCCAGGCAATCTGGAACGCTATCAGCAGTTACCAAGGTTTGATTGGTGGTGCGAAGTCAAAGACTGGTAAGGGCTCGTTCAATCTTGGTCAGAAGTCCAAGGTTCGTATGCCAACATTTGCGGCCCGAAACAACGGGACTTCAGCATTTAGTGGTAACAACTTCCGTGCTAAACCTCAGCGCTCATCTGGTGGTGGCGGCGGTGGTGGACATTCGCCTCGTTCCGGTGGGGGAAGCGGCGCAAACCGGGCGAAGAAGGAAACTAAGACCGCTGCTGAAATCTTTGAGGACTTCCTGTCGCGCCTGAAGTCTGCGCTCGACAAGGCGCTCACTTCTTGGTGGCGCTCGACGACTGCGCAAGACAACTACCATAAGGGTCTTAATTCTTTGCGTAAGGACGTGGAGAACACGACCAAGAAGGTGTCTGATCTCCGCAAGGAGAATGAGAAGCTTGCGTCGGATATGCGTAAGAACCAGCAAGAGTTGCACGATGCTGAGTTCTTCCATGCTGTCGCCGTGAAGTACGGTGACACTGAGCGCGCGCAGTCTACCCAGGTTGATATTGACGAGGCTAAGCAGAAGATCAATGAGGGTCAGTCGAAGATTGCGGACAACGACAAGGAGATTGCAACCCTCCAGGCTGGGCAGTTTGCTCTGAAGGGTTACACGGAGGCGGCTATTGCTAACCGTGAGGCTTTGCGCTCGTTGCAGTCTCAGATGATTGGCCTGATTGAGGCGTATGCTGCTGCTGGTCATTCGACTCAGGAGATTGAGGCGTACACGCAATCTTTGAAGCAGCAGTTTATTGATCAGGTTACTCAGCTTGGGTTCAACCAGGGTGAAGTTACTGAGTTGGCTGGGGCTTTCGATAGCTTGACTGGTACGATTGGGCAGGTTCCTCGTGAGGTGAAAGAGCATGTGACGGATAACGGCACGGTTGGCACGACACAGAGTGCGATTGATTCGTTGCACGCTGACCCTGTGACTGTGCCTGTGCAGCCAAGCCAGAGTCAGATTAATGTCAAGATTCACTACACGATTGATGAGGCGTCATATAATGCTGCTCGTGCCAGGGTGTATCCTCGCACTGGTGGTGGTGGTACTGTGCGGTCTAGCACTGGTCGTAACCTTGGTACCCTGTACACAGGTGGGTTGTTGTCAAGGGACCATTACATCCCTGGTTTCGCTGGTGGTGGTTTGTTGCCTGGTCGGCCGCCTGCCAACCCGAAGGCCGACAACCTCATGGCTACTGATGGTCATGGCATGTTCCGTGTCCGTAGCGGCGAGTATGTCATTTCGCAACCGGCTGTCGATTTCTATGGCAAAGGCTTCATGAACGCGCTGAACACGATGCAGGTTCCTGTATCGGCGGGTGGTGTTTACGCTATGGGTGGTGGTGATGGTCTTGTTACAATTAACCCAGCACAGTTTAATCAGTTGGTGAAGGCTGTTTCGACTTCGATCATGCTTGATGGTCGCTCGATTAGCCAGAGCATCGACAACGGCAATATGAGGACAGGTAATCGTGGTGTCTACTAGGGGTTGCGCTACCCGTGAGGTTTGTTTCGGTGTGGGGAACGACATTGTTGAGTGGTTCCCCGCACCGGACGAGTCGCCTGTTTCGACTAATGTTCATTCGGGCGACTCGCAGCGCCTTTTGAATGGTCTGGCCTACATGGGTGGTTCTGTGTATGGTGGTAGGCATTATGAGCTGTCGTGGTCGTTCTTGAATCGTGAGCAGGCTAATAAGTTTCGTAAGCTGTTTATGAACAGGACGGGCGAGTGGGTGACGTATCTGGACCCGTTCTCGATGAAGAACGTGTTGTCGCCTTTGATGGGTTTGCCGTACTTGCATTACCATGTTGGTTCGCCGTTTGCTTTCAACGATTGGGGTAAACAAGCACTGTTCCCTACGAAGGCTAACAATTCTCAGTCTGGGCATCCGGGTGTCGTGCTGAAGGGTGGTGTTCTTCAGACGAACAACAAGTTCCAGTCTGAGGTTGATCGCCTGAATGGGCGGCAGGTGTCTTTGGCTTTGTCGAAGGTTGGTTGGTACACTGAGCGTGTTCTTGTGCCTGAAGGCTATAATGGTGCATTTTTGTCGTCTGGGCCAGAGGATAACAAGCAACCGTTCTCGTTTAATTTCCGTAAGTTGACAGGTGGCACTGTTATGTTTAAGGCTAACAAGAACATGGTGCGTGCTCTTGACCCTGGTTTGTGGGAGGTGTCGATTATTCCACAGGGTGAGGGTGCTCTTGACTGGGTAATGATGCAGATTGTGCCCGGGGATATGCATATCGACACCGCTGTTAACCTGTATGACTACGCATACCCATCGGGTGGTGGAAACCTACAGGTTGTGCCTGGCTCGGCTAGTGTTGTGACTGTCAACAACTATCGTGGTCATTACACGGCTTCTGTGACGTTGGAAGAGGTTTACTCATGGTGATGCAGACTATCGGCTTTACTAACAACAAGCTGACTGGCTGGTCTGTCGTTGAGGATGCTGTGTCGCTTGACCGTGATTCAACGACGGGTGGTTTTTCTGAATACTCGTTGGAAGGCGCCGGATACATTGAAGCGGCGGATGTGATGACGAAGGAGATTCGTCTCGACAGTCCTGTCTTTGGCCGCACCCACGCATTTGTCCGGTCAATTACAAACACCCCGTGGTCGTGGTCGGCTACGTTGAATGACCCTTTCTACCGTCTTGATGTGTCCGCTGAGGTTAAGTACCTTCAGGACGTGACGATGGACAAGGTTATCGCGCAGGTGTTTAAGGCTGCGGGTGTCGAATCCCCAAAGGTTTACGTCGCTAAGTCTACTGCTGATGCAAATAATCCTTTTCTTGCGTCTAGAACGACTCCAACCCCTAAGACTTATGATTTTGTTGGTGGCAAGGGTAACTTGTGGGCTATCCTAAAAAGCTTCTTGTCTGCTAACAATTACCAGATTACGTGGATTTATGATACAATTGTACTGTTTGAGAACCACACTGTTCTTACGAGGTTTCAAGGGTCTACTGTAGATTATTCGATTCAGTGGGCTATTGGTGAGCCTTTCTCGCATATTGAGTGTACCTACTACCCACCTGTTGTTCATGCCACGTCCTCGGACTACAAGTCCGGCAATATCGGTGGCACTCATCCCGTTGTTCCGGGCGAAGATCGCATTAGTCTTATCCACCCACAGCCGTCCAACAACAAGACGACAGTTGAGTCCATTAAGGCTGCCGAGGTTTTGTCGGTAGAGTCCGGCGAGACTAAAGAGTTTGTGCTTGAGATTCAAGGAACGATTGATTACCTGTATTCCCAGCCTGAGTGCGTGATGCCTAACGAGGTGGGTACGGACTTCAACATTAGGACTCGTGTCAACGGGCAGAGCTACTTTGCGCGCTCTGTGTATTCGGTTGTTGGTAAGGACAACAAGCCGATTACCCCCGCCCAGTGGTATGCCGAGGGTGGTTCGCTTCATATCGAAAAGGGTGACGAGGCAAACCAGATCAAGGTGACTGTGACGGGCATGTCAAACGAACGTCTAGCCCCTTACCGTATTGCCGAGTCGGATGGTCAGACTGACTACAGCACGCTGCGTATTTATGGGCACGCTTATCTATGCGACCAGGAGACGTTCACGTTCTACACCGGCTACCCATACAAGACGGATGCTGTGAAGATCGACAGCATGAACTTGACGACTAAGACACAAGCGTTCGAGGCTTGTGTCTATAAGGCTCAGAGCGCGTTTGGCTATTCTGCTGAGATGGATTGGACTGGCACTGTCCCGTTGCACGAGTCATACACGGATGTCGTGTATGACTTCGAGCGTGAACCTGTGTACTTGTCGGATGTTGATGCTTTTACGGGTGCGCCCCTACCTGAGAAGGCTGCTGAGAAGTGGCCGCAGGGTACGACTATGAAGAAGATCATGGACGATTTGTTGGAGTTCACGAAGAATAAGCCTGTGGTGTCGAACCAGCAGATGTTTGGTCGTATTGCTGGGACGACAGTTGTGTATGACCACTTTACGTGGCATATCAAGTCTGCTTCGTATGATGAGTCTAGTGTGAAGGCTTCGTGTGAGGCGCTTACTCGGGTGTCGGATGTTGCTACAATATTCGATAGGCCACGAGTTGCGGATTATCCTCTTGAGGCTGGTATTACGCTTCGAGAGTTGACGTTGAAAGGAGTAACGCACAATGAAGCACAATCTGCCGACCCCATCCCAGGCATGGGGAAGTGACATCGACAGGCGCGTAGCGTATCTTGAGAACGATATGACCTTGATGAAGAGCAAGGTCAATAATTCTTACGATGCTGTTAGTGCCTTGACTTCTTCGCGTGCTGCCAATGGTGTTGCACAGCCTTTCTATCAGGAGATGTTTATTGAGCAGCCCGGTAGTAACCCCGGCATCGGTGCTTATGAGGACTTGTGGAGAACCCCCCTTGATTGGGGTAATGCAGGTTCATTCATGCAGTTGTCGATTACAGGGTTTCTTTATGTGCCTGTTCGGCCTTCAGCGCTTCGTGAGTACATTTACCCACAAGCTGTTGTTGGTGTTAGAGACCACCTTGGGCGTGAGCGTAAACTTGTGCATATCCCAAATGTCGTCGCTGGTGCTGCGACAGGGAACGGAGGCAGCGGTAGTGTTGATCTGATTATGACTACTGGCCTGTCATTCACAATGGTTGTTGATTATGACAACTTCCAATATGGGCAAGCATTTATTGGTTTGAAGGGGTCTCATGACCACCCAGAATACATCGACAACCAAAACGGACATGCTTACTTGTCTGTTCAATTCTCAGGAGTGAGGTACTAACATGGGTACGATTAATGACCAGGGCATCTGGACTTACAGCGACAGTGATATTGTCCAGAGTTGGCCTGTTTTCATGAACTTGGGTTTCAACTCTGTCTCGGATGTTGTGAAGCAGCTTCAGAAGGGGCGTGTTATTATTGCAAATAATGCAAATGACTATGACTCTAAGCTGTCTGCTATCCGTAAGGCCGGAGCTAACAACTATGATGTCCTTATTTACCGTAAGGACACGAAGGAGATGTTGATTAACAGCAACGGTCAGCTTACTAAGATTTGGGGCGGGGCTGTCGAGACTGACTACGTGAACGAAAATGGTGCTTTTGGTGAGTACCGCCGCTATACCGTTAATGGGGCTAATGCCCGTGTTAGTAGGAACATCCGGCTATCAAAGGCCGGATTGTGGCTGATTTCAGCGCAGATCACAATTACTAATGACTTTGATGCTAGTGGTTCGTATATTGATGTCTTTATGATGACAGACGGTAAAGAGTATAATATGGGTACATTTAATACTTACAACTATAACAAAAATGTTATGTTTGTACACGTGGGACCTGTTTCAAAGTATGTTGATACGCCAGGCAAGGAAGTCTCTGTCTCGATTAGGGTCAATTGTAACCCTGTGTCTAACATCGGTTGGGGTGGCTTGACCATTCAGGCGACAAAGATCGGTTGAGTATGGTACACTAATGCACGACAGATATTCACTTTGTTGATGCTGTTTGCTGTGGATGCTGAAACACCCTGCCAGTTCTCCTTTCCTGGCAGGGTGTTTCTTTTATCTCGGCCACCCGTTGTCGAGCGTCCATTTATGCTTCAGCTCATGAACGAGGTAGTAGACGAGGTGTCGGAACGCATCTCTCACATCGTTCGCGTCCTTGTAGTTTACGTCCTTGCCGGTGAGCCACCAGCCCAGGTTCTTCAGCGTCGCATCCTTCACGAGGCCCTTAGCCTGAGCGGGGGTCTGGTAGTGAATGTCATCGACAAGCCAGTCCAAGACAGCATTAACCTTCACAGGGGTAAGGTCTGCTGTGAACTTGTTACTGGGGCGCAGGTCGAACTGTTCAGCAACGACAGTAGCCTGTGGGTACTCATCAAGGTACTGCTTGATGTACTCTACTGTTTCGACATGTGTCGCACAGATGAACTGCTCGAAGTGAAGAATCTCCACCTCTTCTTCGACACGGGCAACAACGATGCCAGTGTTGACACCAGGGTCAATTGCGATAATTATTTTCATCCTTCTCCATCCAATCATCACTCAAGACATCATAAGATGTTCCAGCGTACCTGTTCCGCCCATTAGGTGAAAGCCCACCAAAGACACCACAACGCCACTTCTTACCATCCACTGGTGTTTCTTCTGCTTCAAGGCAATCTCGGAGACACTGTTCCCTGATGGGGCATTGGGCGCAGAAGGCTCTGGCAACCTCACTGTAGAGTGTCGAGTCGAAAAACCACTCTGTTGGTACATTAATGCAGTACGCCTGGCTGTAGTCTGTCACACTTCCTCCCAGTTATTGCCAACCTCTGCTTCAGCAGCAAACGGCACACGATCAAAGACTAGTGTCGCTGCCTTAGCCATTTCATGCTCCATCATCTTGGAGCACTCTTCGACTGTTTCTTCCGGGCACTCGACATAGGTAGCGTCATGGACAAGGCCAATCAGCTTAGCTCCGTACTGCCCAACCTGTTCGTTGATCTTGATTGCTGCGTTGAGGCAGATATCATTAGCTGTCGATTGTGGAACAAAAGCGAGTGCTTCGTTCTGTGTCGAACTGTAGTTGTTGTCCGACACGAACAGTGGATTGAAGGTGAGACCGAACTTGGTTTTACGCTCGTGGTCCTCTTCCTTGCGTCCGACACTGTGCTTAACACGTGCCTGCCAGTCCCGTAGTCCTGGGTAGGAGCCGAGGTATTGATCGACAACATGCTGTGCAGCCTCAAGAGGCTGTTCAAGGGCTGTCGCAATAGCTGGTACGCCTCTGTTATAGTTGAGTCCATACACCACGCTCTTGACCAGTGCGCGCCTGTTCTTAGCAGTCTTTGGCTGTTCGTGCTTGAACGCCTCATATGCTTCGATGGTTGGGAACTCTTCAGGCCAGATTTTCGTCATCAGGTCATCGAAGAAATCAGGTGCGCCCGGCTGGAAGGCAGCAATCATGGCCTCGTCGTCTGCAAGCTCAGCAACAGTACGCAACTCTGCCTGAGAGTAGTCACACGAGATGATCTTGCACCCCGGCGCAGCGACAAGGGCACGCTTAATACCACTGTCGCGGCCCATCGTCTGAATCGCTGGACCTTTAGCCGACAGTCGCCCCGTCTTCGCACCATGTGGCAGGTAGTACGGGTGGATACGCCCGTCTTCACCAACCTTCCGGCGCACGTTAGCAATGAAGCTGCCAATCACCTTAGCTGCGTAGCGGTAGGCAAGCAGAGCGTCGATGAACTCAGTCTCCTTGCCTTCGCGTCGCAGCTTCTTCAGGTGGTCCGAGTCGAACGACGGGGACGATACACCTTTGGCCTTGAAGTAGTCCTTGATCTGCTTAGGCGACTGCGGGTTGAAGTCTTCGCCCGCGTGCTGCCTCAGGATAGCTAGGTTCTCGTCACACTGGCGCTTGTATTTTTCTTCCAACTCATCGAGTGCTTCGAGCGACACGGCCACACCGTTCATCTGCATGTCATTGAGAACCTTGGTAACTCGCATACGGTAGCGGTAGTAGTCGTACTTTCCACTATTCTTGAGCATCGGAAGGAAGTACTCGTATAGCTTGTGGGTCCAGTACGCATCGTAGCAATTCGACACTACGATTCCCGATACAGTGAAACGATGTCTGGGTCCGGCATTGAGGATGTCATAGACTCGTGCCGTGCTCGGGGTGGCTTTGCTATCGCCTCCTGCACTGCCATCCCATTTTGTAGTCTGCGTATTAGCCCCCATTTCGTTAGTTGAAAGTCCGGGTTGTCCGTTTTCACCAGGTCCCACAAGTGGGCCTGTAGGACATTCTGCCCCATGTACTCCACATACACGTTGTTCCGTTTGTTCATTGCGTTCTTTTTGGCCGACACTAGGCGCAGATTCCCAGGTTCGTAGTGTCCCTGTGTGTCGATTCTGTCGAACTGTAGACCTCTGTAGTCCTCCATCGGCAGGTTGGTTAGCACCCAGGAGATGAAGCTGTCCATCGACTTGAATCGCATCTCCACTCCACGATCTCCGTAGTTTTTCGATCTCTCCTGTCCTGGTGTGCAACGCTGGGTTATAGCATGATAGCGGTCGCGCAGCACGCGTATCCGTTTGTCCCTGTTCCACCTGCCCGCGTACTGACAGTCGCAACCCTTCTGAGTACCCTTGTGCAGCAGTGAGTTGCGCCGCTTCCAGAATGTCTTGTCGCACAGTGTGCAATGGACTTCCAGAAGAATATGCGGACGCTCGCGCTTCATCTTCCCGGTTAATTGCAGATACGGTTTGAGGTATTGCTCCATTTCCTCCAATAGCTGGTCGTCTAATTCCAGCTTGGATACTCCGTGCGCAAACATAATCCCCCTCTGTAGTAAGAATCAGGTGTTCAGGTGTAACCACTAGTTCGTCCAAGACTACCACAGACTGTGTACCCTTGTATACAACACCCTCATGCTGCACCCATTCAACGCCGTCCCAGACTTTATCTGTGAGCTGAACATCCTCAATAGGGACAAGACCACGGTCTGTAAGCACTGGTGAACCTTCAGCGATGCAGTTATACTTGTAGAGCTTTTCCCTGGGGATGTTCTCGAAGTATGCTCCACCCTTGAGGTAGGACTTTGCATCCGAGTCCCAGTCCTCGGCACGCAACCAGCGGCGAGCGAGAGGCTTCAGGCCATGCTCACCCGCGAGGTTGTCGAGCACGAAGTGCATGAGCAGCGTGTCCTCATGATGGTACACGTGGATACCGAGGCGCTTCGACAGGTAGGGCATATCGAATGTTCCGTTGTGGCAGACAACCATGCAGGTGCCGCACAGCCTCTTAATGGTCTCTGCTGCCTTGTCGGTCTCAGCGAGTTCTTCCGGGATGACGACACCGAACTTGCCGTTCCACAAGGCAATCGACAGGATACGGCCAGCAGCAAAGGTATCTTCGTCAATGTCGCCTGCGGACTCGATGTCGAGCGCAATCAGTGTGCCCGGCTTGAACGTGATGTCCTCACCCTGCCAGATCACCCAGTCCTTACCCTGCTTCAGACCAAGCTGCTCTGCACCGAGGTAAGCGTACTGCAATGCCTGGGCGAGGAACAGACCGGACTGCGGGTTAGTGATGATCTGCTTAGGTGAGAGCGTCTTGTACGCCTTGCCCTTGTAACCCTTCACAGTGCCGAGAGTGATCTTAATGTCGTCATCGTTCACGTCGTCAGTGATTTCTACGTGCGTGTCTGCCGGAAGGCCAGACACCACAAGTGCCCGCTTCAGTAGAATCTGCGCAAGAACAGGCAGCTTGTCGCAGTCAGTAGTTAGAATCTTCATACCTGCCCTCCTATGTATTCAATGAATCGTTCGTTATTTGTCTTGCCCTTGATGACTTCACGGATTGTTCCGCGCGCCTGGGCATATGTGATGATTTCCTTCAGTTCTCGCATACCACTGATTTCAGACTGGAACTTCAGCATGAGCTTGGGAATCGAAACCATGCCATTGTCGGTGCGTGCAACGAAGTTAATGAGCTTATCGACCTTGTTACTGAAGTTAGAGTTCTTCACGTGGTGAATGAACACTTCATTACTCGACAGCCAGATGGACGCAAGCGAGATAGCCTTCAGCATCTCACGCATCGTCACAACAACAGTGCCCTTTGTCGTCGGCCCGTTGTACATGGCAAGGAGCGCTGCGATACGCAAGACAGAGAACGTCATGCGCTCAGTGCCGGGGAACAGCTCACGGCTGTTCAGCATGTGTCGCTCAGCCAGCACCTTGGCTTCTTCCGAGAACTCAATCCACCGCTCGAACACACCCGGCTCGAACTCGACCGGGATACGCACTTCCTCATTCTCCATGCGTTGCGCACGGCGAGCGTTGAAAGCCACATCGAACTTGGTCGCAGACTTGATCAAGTTCGACATCATGAAGTCACGCTGCTTGTCCTCAATCTTGCCTGTCGATGCGCTCACGGTCACGAGCTTCACATCCTGGGAGGACGTGATGTACTTGTCCCTGTCGTCAATAACAACGAGGCAGCGAGGCGTGAAGCCGGACTCCACCTTTTCTGTCGTCAGGTGCTTCGCGGCCTGGTCCAAGATGCCCGTCCCGTAAAACGTCATGTAGTACGGGGTGGCAGTCTGGTAGGCGACCTTGCCGCCCTTGTCCTTACGTGCGACAGCCGGAATGTAGCCGTCGTAGCTCTTGGTGAGGAACGGCATCATTGATGCCATGTAGCTACCCTTCTGAGCTGCGTGTGCGAAGAAGTCCTGCACCTCGTCAATAGCGAAGAGGCCGCTCTCTTTCGGCTTGGTGCGCAGATACGCAGACAATGCTTCACCCGTTGAATCTTCAGGTGCAATGAAAGCGTCAGGCCCCTTGCCGATACCCACTGCAATGTCGCGCATCATGGACTCTGCGAGGCGCAGAGATGTAGACTTACGAGACTGGGTAGTACGTCCCAGAACCAGGAAGTACAGATTCAGAGGCATTTTCTGTACGTTCGTTGGGAGGAACGCATACTTAGCGAACATCGAAGACAGGATAGCGAGAGCGCCCGCGTAGTGGAACTGCTTGGGTGCCATTGCTGACTTGGTTGATGCCCATGCTGCGAACTGATCGACAAACAGTCCCATTGGTTCTTCTTCGCCCTCGTGCAGGAAGTCAACGTCCTGCAACGACAACTCACGAGATTCACTCAGGAGGTATGATGCGCCGATACGGGTTGTCGCCTCAAGGTCGTTTTCTGTCGGCCCGTTGTGTTCTGACTTCCAGCGTGCATAGTCACGATTGATCTGCTTCCAGAGGTACCCGTCGCCGCGCCCGTCTGCCTCAAACTTGTTAAACTCGGTGGCGCGCACGACTGCGAAGGCTTCAACAATTGAACAACCTTCTTCCCAGAGGGCGCACTGAAGATGGTACATCTTCGATGAACGATCTTCCTCGGTGGTGAAGACATCATCCGTAGCCAGATCGGTGATGTAAGAGCGATTCACCATGCCGAGAACTTCAAACATGCTGGGGATGTCAGTGGGGAAGTCTTCTTCCTCAATGCCCATACGCTCGACAGGCGGGTACTCTGCTGCGAACTCGGCAGCGGTGATCGACTCGTCGTTGACCATGAGCGTAATCTCCCAAGGCTTGACGCGCTTGCAGTTGTGCGTAAAGGGCACGCGGAGCTTCTTCGACAGGGGCCAACCTCGGTCCATGCCGTCGTTCTTGTGTGCTTCGTAGAGTCCCCGTGAGAGGGCCTCACACATGTCATTCGACAGGTCGTCTGCGTCAGTGAGAAGCCAGTATCCCTGCCAGTGCTTTTCGCTGGTCTGGACAGTGATAGATGGTTGAATCTTCAACTTGTCGAGCGGACAGTCGTCGCCGTCTGCCCACACACACGAGGCATGGATGACGTTATCCTTGGCCGCGTGCCTGGTGTTTGACAGGGCCGGGGGCTTGGTGTAGAGAAAGGGGCTGTAATACACATCCAAGTCGGCATTGGACTTGGTGTACGCTACCATCTTGTCAAGCTGCGCGGGCAATTCGAACCAGCGGAAGTTGGTCAGGCCGCCCATAGGCCCCTTCAAAATGATAGGCGTCCAGCCTTCGCCCGTTGGGAGGACTGCTTGGAAGAACTCTTTGAGGTCCATTGCTCTCCTTTCTGCTTGTATATAGTACGACGGGCCGTACCCTAGTGTCAAGATACGGCCCGCCGAAAAGATCAGAGTTCGATCTTGCTAGCCTTCTTCTTGGCCTTGCTCTTAGGCGCGTCCCACTCGACCTTCTTGATGTTGTTGCGTGGGTTACCATCATTGTCGGCAATCGCAACGGTGATCGTCGCAGTCTTACCAACGATGTCTCGTTCGACCTGGTAGTAGTACTCACCAGTGCGAGCGGTTGGCTCTTCAGGCCAGGCGTTGCCGGATGCTTCGCAGAACTTCGGCAGGTCCCAGTGGAGACCCTTCTTTGTCTGAAGCACCAGCCAGTAGCGAATCTGGCGTGCCGCGTGGTCGCCCTCGGTAACGACAAAGTCCACGGTGTACATGGGCTTGCCAGCCTTGGACTCTCCCAACTCGCAGGCATCGACAGCCACCTTGTACTGTCCCTTGGGCAGTGGCTTGAAAGACAGGGACTCCGCAACGTCAAGGGTCATAAGCTCGTCAAAGTTAATCATTATCAGTTCTCCTTCTTGTTGAGTTCATTGTAGTGGTCGATTGACTTAGGCAGCCAACCGTAGGTGTTGATCCGACCGTGTCGAATAACAGCGTCGGGCGCGGGGAAGGTCTTGTTGTCTGCTCGGAGACGGTACAGGATGGTGGTCCTATTAACGCCCGTTATCTCAGAGACATCCTTGATCGACAGGTACTCGATCATTCGTCCTCCTTCTCCTTGATGTCGCAGTGTTCATGCACCCAACCCATGATCTTGTCGAACGATGGATTGCCGATCAACGCGGGCATGTTGTCGAACCTGGTCTTAGTTAGGATGCTTGAAGCGGACTTAACGGTCAGGACAGTGATAAGCTGTTCTTCCCCGTCCTCTCCCACATCCTCCCAGGTCATGCGACCAATGATGTCGAAGATTGCCGGGAGCTTCTTAAAGCTCTTCTTGCCCTCGAAATCCGGGGCAATCTGAGACAAGCGCTCTGTCTCCATGATTTCGCGGGATTCATGGGTGATCGTGATGATGTTCAAGCCCATGTCGAAGGCAATCGTATTAACAAGGTCCAAGACCTTGTCATACGCCGCTGCCCACATGGCGAAGGAATCCTTTGGATTGACCGCCGCAAAGTGCAGCTTGATAAGTTCCTGCAAGCGGTCAACTGTGTCGATGACGACAGTCTTGAAGGGGTTATCCTTTTCGTTGCTAACCTTGACGAGCAGGTCCGCGAACTCCTTATAGGTGGCAGGCTGGACAATGAGCATGTTATCCAAACTACCGAACTTGGCAGCGGGGGCGGTACCGCGCTCCAAGTCAACATAGAGGACCGGTCCCAGCTCCTCAACCTTAGAGGCCGAGGATGCGAGGGAGGTCTTGCCGGTGCCAGAGGGTCCGTAGAGTAGGACCTTTAGCTTAGGTGTGGTGGTTCGGGGATCGGATACTTCGATATCGAATCCCTTCAGGAATGAATCAAACTTTCCCATGTTTCTCCTTTCTTAGCGCTTGAACGCACAGTAGTAACAGCCTGGGTGGCTGTCGAGGTCTTCAATATGGTCCCGATTTTCGTTGGCCCACTTGAAGATTTGGTTGGCACGTTCAAGAACGGCCAGGGCAGCCTTACGGTTGTACTTAAAGCACAGCTCATGACTTGCCGATATGACAGATTCTACAGTACAGTCTCGTGGGAACAAAATCAGTGAGGTGTGATTTACCTCATAGCCAGCGTTCTCCATACCCAGACCATACAACTGCATCTGGTAGTAGTACTTTTTGAGCTGGCCTTCGGTCAGCGAGTCCGAGTAGAACTCAGGGTTATGGTCCTCGTCAAAGAACGTGGCGCTAGAAAATGCCTTGATCTTCTTCTTCGACAGAACCTTGTAGTCCACGACATGCCCTGTAGCAGTATCAAACCCATCAGCAGTGCCACGGATATCCCCGTACCCTTCGATTGTGCCGACAGTGACTTTGGTTTCCTTCAAGTAATCTTCCAGCCCCAGTGTCGTCTCAAGGTACAAGTGGAAAGCCGTCCCAATCATCGGGGCCAGAGGGTGAGTCTTTTCTTCCTTGTGGACACCCAGCAGCTTTTCTGCAAGACAGCGCTCGCACAGGTCCCCAAGTTCACTTGGACCAACCTTACGCTGCTTGTCACGCTCAGAGGGCTTGGTGAGTTCCTTGATAATCCGGTCGTAGATTTCACTCATTGGCTTCCCACTTCGTATAGAACTCTTTACTCATCACGTGAAGGTTCCATGCATATGTATGTAGGTCATCTACTGACGATTCAATGAAAACCAGAAAGTCCCCCGGCTTGACTGTCTTCCACATTTCCCGTGTACCAAAAATCGGTACCGTTGGTATGCGACGCATGATCTTATCTGATTCAGGTTTGACCTCCCATCCCGTCTTCTTTACTTTGTCGATATCAACAGTGTCCCATAGAAACTCAGGTGGGACTTGAAGGACAAACTTATTCTTCTGCATGGTGAATACCTTTCGATAGCCCCATCAATAGGGCAGTAGCTTCTTTTGAGTTTCTATAGTCGCCAAGGTACACAACCTCGACAATATCTGGACATGACGCAATGAGATGGGCACAGCCCTGACAGGGATAATGTGTCACGTAGAGTGTGTACTCACTATCATGGGAGGGCATCTTCCTGATCGCGTTACGTTCCGCGTGAACGGTGTTCACACAGTGGTTATCCACAATGCGGTGCCCGCCCGTGTCACACGGCTCAAGGCCGTGGGGTGTTTCGTTGAACGCGCGAGACACAACCTGCCCCGTTGCACGATCAACGATCACACACCCCACATGTGCCCTGTCGCAGCGAGACTTCGCCGCCTCATCACGAGCGGCCCGAATGTACTCTCTCATCGAGAAAGAATCTCCCTCTGTTCTTCAGTCAGACTATTAGCCCACAGCAGCACCTTACGGGCAAAGTCCGACGGGTCCCTGTTGTCGTTCAGTAGTCCCGGAATAGCCTTCTTACGGTAGTCACTGAACGCGAAACGATCACCGTCCACGTACCGCAGCAGACGGCAGAGAACTGAGTTGCGGGACACCACGTAGTTGCCGTCTGCGTCCTCAATAAGGCTCAGGAGAACAGTCCCATTCAGCCGGTCGGTGTAGTAGTGGTGCTCACCAATAGAAAGATCGTCCCGGTCAAAACCACACTCGCCCGCAGCGGGGTCAGTCCACATGCTCGACAGGTCCAAAGGACGTGCTGCCTTGATGTCGATCTGTGCCGAGGTCATCTCCCGCGCATTGCACTTCAGATCGTCAACGGAAGGCACGACAAACACGCGGTTGTCGAATGGGTCAACGACAACCATCTCATTCTTTGCGGACCACCACTGAGCACACACGGTGCCCCTGTCGTTGATCAGTGCAAGCCGCCCGTTAGGCAGCGTCCCCGTCCCCAGGACAGCACCACTAGGCGCAGTGACCAGACCATCTTCGATGTCAAGGTACTGTCGCTTGACGTAACGGGTGGGAAGATTCTCCCACCCAAAGCCAAGCGGGGGTGCGTAAATATCACGAATCGTTACGGGCAACCTTTTCTCCTTCTTCATAGTAGTGGAACTCAACCACTGGAATATACTCCCGTGTTACATAACCAAACTGCCGGTGATAGTAATACCCTACATGACCAAAGTTCAGCGACATGATACGGTCTGTGATCAGAGCACCGTCGCTGTCTTCACGGTCGAACCAGTAAATACTCTGTTCATCACCGAAGCTACTATCCCGATGACCCTCCTTTTCTCTAAGCGAGACATACGCAGTATATGACCATTCAAGCATGTGAACACACACAGTGCTCCCGTCCGTGAAGCGGAACCAAGCATCCTTGTCGTCCAACCAGTATTCTTCTACCGACTTCTTTAGCAGGTTTGCTGCCGTCTTGTGGTTAACTTCAATAATCTGCATGATTGTTCTCCTTCGGTTTGTTGTTATTTGTTGTGAATAAGCCAAAGACAGTATCCCACTTTGGCAGCATCATCAATCTCTGCGAGAAACTCCAACGGAGTGAATTTTTCACCAAACCCATCCACCCAGCACCCACTACCGCGCAATGCACTCTCTTTAATGCAAAAGATGTAACACTTGTGTGCGAGTCTCACGACAGTGCCTCGCACCATTAGGTCTAGGTATTTTGTATCAGTGGTGAACCCAGCATTAGTACCGACAAAGACGGGCAAGATCATGTTGCCAATCTTCTTATATAACTCCCAGCTATCATCGTACAGGTCATCCCAATCCATCGGTTCTCCTTTCAATTGTGTTGTTTTCAGATTAGTCCAGATGCTTTCAGCTTGTCGAAGCGCTCCTGCAAGCGTCCTAGAACACGGTCATCCACTGTGTCAGTCGCCTGAATTAGGAAGCGGTTAACAGCTGTAGACTGTCCCTGTCGGTTGAGTCGTCCCGTTGCTTGCTCATTGATTACTAAGGAGTTAGACTGACTCAGCCATACCTCAGTATGGCAGACTCGCTGAAGTCCGTCAACTCCCTCTGACATGGCCTCGTGCTGTGCGACAATGACGCGCACGTCACCGTTAATCATGTCTTGGAAGTCACCACGAGACTTGCCAGAGACTTCAATGGCCTTGATCCCGGCTTTCTTCAAGCGGTGCAGCGCCGCCTTAATGAACTTCTGGCTATGCACCCACACGACGACAGGTTCATTCTCTGGCAGGTCAGCGATAATATCCATCATGGCGTCGAGCTTGGACGACTTGCAGTCTTCCTTGTAATCGACAGTCATATCATCGTTGAAAGACGGGACTCCCAGCGTCATCTGTCGCAAGCGGGTGTCGAGTTCCATCGGAATCGACAGTGCTAGCGGGTAGTCGCCTAGGAACGTGAGCGCCTTCTGTTCCAACTCATTGTAGAGTTTGCGTTGCTGCCGGGTCAGCTCCACTTCCACGCGGTGAACGACAACACCGGGAAGCTCAGGGTTAGCCTCGGCCTGTGAGACCTCGTGATAGGACGGCGCTCCACGACGGACCATGCCGGGGAAACGTTCTCCCGAAAAGTCTTTCCCGTATGCGGACCAGGGGTTAAGTTCCACCTTAAAGAACTTCTCACAGAAGTCCCAATAGCCACCATAGTGGTTAGGCCATAGGAACTTGAGCGCGGCCCAAATGTTGCAGGGTTTATTCCCCGCTGGTGTCGCACTCAGGGCAAGGCGGTATTGTGCCTTAATGTGTCGTGCCACGTCGAAGTTGAGCGACGAGTGGTTGCACGCACGATGCCACTCATCGGCAATGACCATACCAAACTCGACACCATAGAACGGCTTAGCCATACTCTTGAAGACGTACTTTTTCGCGCGCCCGTCCCACCGCTTTTCCTTATTACGGGACCGCATAAGCTCCCACGTAATAAAATACACGCCGGGCGTATGGCTTTCCAGATCGTCCCACACTGCAAGCGCGGCCTTGGTTTTCTTACCACTCAGCGTGCGCATGTCGATACCCGCGAGGGTCTTCCAGTGCGAGCGCCAGCCGGACTCGGTACGGACAGGGGCGACAACCAGGATAATCTGGTCCCCGATAGTGTCCCCGAAGGCGTTAAGCGCGTTCCACACGCTCATTGCCGTCTTGCCCGTACCAAGGCCCGCGCCTACCAGGCCCGTGTACGGCGTCTTGCTGTTCTTCAACCCTTCCAGTACACGTTCCTGATAGTGGCGCGGCTTGAATGTCATTTAGTAGATCCTCCAATAAATTGTCTGTGTAATGTCTTCCATCCCGTAATAAAGCATTGCGTTAAGGACAACCTGCAACCCTAGGTTATCAAACGCTTCCTGGACAGCCTCATTCAGACTGTCATCCTTATACTTAATCGGGCCAAAGTAATCGTCCTTGCCAAGGTAGGCATAGATACACAAGTTCTGATCGTACAGTTCGACACAAACTTCGTATCGCTGTTCGTTTAGATCACTAACCAGATCGGGGCCCCACTTTTCGGCAAGCTCATGGATAGCGTCTTTCACTGCCTTAGCACAAGCAAGGTTGTATTCCTCGGTAATTTGTTCAAGATTCATTGTTATCCTCCTTAATCATGTTGACTTGTTCCTTGGTCAGGCGTGCTAGGATGCGTGGTCCCGCAATGACACCAACACCCATATCAAAGTCATGTGTCACAACGATACCTGTCCCATCTGCCAGCACTTGAATATAAGCACCATCCATTAGTCAACCTCCCTTGCAACGACAGTGCAGTAGAACACACCGTCCCGGACAACTCCCTGCGCATACTGGCACTCGTACAGGCTGTCCCTGTCGAATGTTGCAGTGACATCGGTAGGCAGCTCACTGTCGCTAGGCTTGACAACCAGCATTTCGTAATCCTGAATCCAGATGAACTGACCGTTGTCAGGATTATCGTCCCATTCGACATAGCCGGAAGTCTCAAACAAGTTTTCAAGGAAGTCACGAAGAAGGTCTTGCTCATCCCAATACTCCCAAGCGTTCTCTGCGTCTGTCTCGCTATCCTTGGAACGCCGATAGCCCTCGATGTTGTTGGCTTCAAACTCTTCCCGAAAGATATCATCACTCAGCTCACGCAGATTAAACGTGTCGCCATATACCCAGTCAGAAAACATTAGAATCCCTTCGTGCGTTGTCAATAATAGTTTTGAGGGACGCATTGTCTCCCTTGTTGAGATACTGTTGAACCGCGTCCATACCTCTTTCGGCGTAGATGGCACCGATAGTCACGCCCTTGGCTTGGTCAATGATGGACCACACGTCTTTCACGTCCCACATGTCGCTGTAGTTCATCCACCGCTTAGCGGTTCCTAGAGACTTATGCACCATGAAAAGAACACCGCGCTCATTATGGTAGTCATAGTCTTGCCAACCAGGGAACTTGAAGCTCTTGCAGTAACCCTCAAAGATATCGGTAACATCCGCGTCCCATAGTGCCAAGTCATGAACCTCGTAAAATCGCATGATGCGCTTGAAAAGTTCACACTTACTATCCTCTTCGATACAGCCGTAGGTGAACATGTCGGGGTTTCCGACTAGTTCAATAGGCTCAGGTGTATCAGTGTCCCGCATGGCAACGTAGATGTTGCCGTTGTCTGACTGAAACACACAAACATCCTCGTAATCTTGGCCAGCAATAGTTTTCAGAGTCATCAGTTCTCGCTTTCAATATAGATCGACAGGCCATTAGGCAGTTCTACCTCCGCGCCAACTCCCATGTTGGCATGGATAATCTCGGCGGCGCGCATCTGTCGAACAGACTCACGCCACATGGTTGAGTATTCAACCAGTTCGTTGTCTTCCAGGGAACGGGCAACAGCTTCCACCTGTTCGACAGTGTATCCACCGTCGCCCGTCCCGTATTGCTTCCAGTTCATCGAAACGTCGCGTACACGTCGCTAATGGTAGTGGCAGGTGACAGATCGATGAGGTCAAGTGCGGCAAGCTTGCGCGTGTTCAACTTAGGCTTGTCGTACACACTTTCCCGGATGGCCTTAGGCAGTTTCTTAAACGCCGGGAGGGCTTCCACGGCGGCGGCGTTGATAGTCTGTCGGGTAGCGAACGTAACGCGCGTGTCTCCTACGGTGAGCTTGTCACCGGGGTTGAACTGTGCGCACAGCTGAGCCTTAAGCGCGTCCCGCGCTTCCGTAAGGGTGCTAATCTCGGCGTTGAGCTTGGTAATCTTTTCGACAAGGTTTTCAGTATTCATTGTTGTTCTCACTTTCTGTTGCCTTACCAAAGGGTGCTAGGGTTGTTTTCGTTCATCCATTCAATGTTTTGATATGTGTCACCAAAACATTCTTCCAGGCTATCCCAAAGGAATGATTCTAGATGGGCTGTGAGCCCAAGGTTTGCAGACTTCCACCCCAATTCTGAGATTAGGGAATAAGTATACTCACCAATATGGAGCTTGATAAACAAGTGCTTCACGGGTGTCTTATCAGCAAAAGCGTAATCACGATAAAATTCGTAATCGGTGATACTACCGCTAAACCAAGGGTTGTTACCACCTAACCAAGCATTTTGCTGATTAATTGTCGCATCCTCATTAGTTTTTCCGTTATTCCTAAACTCAATAACCTGGTTGTTTTTGAGTAGGAAGTAAATATGGTTTGCCTCACTATAGGCACCCACAACACCAATGGTTGCGAATCCCCTAAGTACCTTATTACTAATTTTAAAGTGTTTCACTGGTTGTTCTCACTTTCGTCATTGTTGGTTTCAGTCAGGTGACAGTACACCCCTACCGGAATGAGTGCCAATAGGAACAAGGCAACGTAGACAACACTCGCGGCCCCATTCACCATGTCAGATAATCTTCCTAATCACATCATTGGTAATATCCCTTGCAATGAGATTATCAACGAAAGCGTCCCACTCGCTGTAAAGCATCTCTCGTGCTACTTCACAAGGTGGGAGGTCAATACCGAAAATGCGCATAGGGCTATTAGTGTTATTGACTTTGGCATCTGCCATTTCCTCATAGTATTCGCGGGTACGAAATTCACCTGTTGAGGTCACGTACTCATATTCACCGGGTTCTACTCCTAGCTCACGCGCACTGTAAACGGTCTTGCTTACAAAATTGTCAAGATTCATTTTTGTTTCCTACTTTCTTAGGCGTAGTTTTCGATGTAGTGCTGAATAGCTTCTTCCTCACTGTCGGCATAGATATCCCCCAGAGATTCGCCCGTAGTTGTGTCCGTCACAACCCATACGTACCCATCTGCCCAAAGACTGTATTCATGCACCAATGACTCACATGGGTTAGTAGCCCACGTATCCTTGCGGAACGCGGCTGCAAACAGCCTAGAATCTAGTTGAGTGTGCCAACCGACGTACACCCAATAGTCAGGACAAAGATTCTCCCATTCTTCCTGCGTAGGAACGCGACCGTGTTCCCCGTGGAAGTTGTCAAACTCCCACATTGCAGGGCAGTCCGTTTCGGCGGGGTGATGCAAGATGCAACCATGCGGCCCGCCGATG